AGAAGGAGAAGGAGTTGGGTGTGAATGAGGAAGCCGAACTCGACCTCGCAGAGGGAGTCAGTGCAAAGCGTATGCGAATCATTCGCAAGCACAATGTTTCGGGGAAGCCCATCAAAGGCGAAGTCGCAGACTTCATGCAGCGTTCCTTCAAGAAGAAGTTCTACAAGGACAAGGAAAAGTTTGGTGGAGCAACATCAGCAGTTCTTGGAAGAGCAAGACTCAAGCACTCTGCTATGAAGGCAAAGGGTCTTGCTGAAGCCGAGCAGTTGGATGAGGCTGGTTACAAGAAGTTGATGCGTCTCAAGAAGAAGGCATACAACACAAGGAATCCAAAAGTCGTAAGAGCAACAGCAGAACTAGAAGCCAAGGTTGCCGCAAACATGGCTAGACGTGGTGGAGCATCTGCTGATGCAATCAGGGCTGGTGGAAGTCGCATTGGCAAGAGTGGCAAGTACACTCAGAAGGCAGGACAACTTGCCAATCAGCGCGACCGTGCATTTAGAAAGTTCCGTGGCAGAGCCGCAGGAGCAGAAGTATTCAATGCACCTGGTCCTGAAAAGAGAAAGCGTCAACAGGCTCAGGCTGAATTCAGCAACCGCGCTCGTAGCGGTGACTTCGGACAGAACAACCAAGAGGGTATGCGTCCACGCTATAACTATCTCAAGAGAACTGGTAAACTCAAGACATACAAGTAAAAGGAGACTATATCATGGCAAAAGTGAAGACACCAGCAAGACCAAGAATCCGTGACCTCAAGCATCAGTTGTTCATCAAGACACTGAACCGAAAGAAGAACCTTGAGGGTTGCACTTTAAGAAATGCTAAATATTCAAACAAGTGTTGATATTCTAGAACCTATCAGCACATTCACACAGTTTCGAAACTACGAAAGGTAAGAACAATGGCAATCAATCGCAAAGGATACTCATCACTCATTGAATCAATTCAAGAGGCAACTTCCACGGCACCATCATCAAAGGGTGGTGTTTCACGAATTCGTGGGGGTAGAGCAGCAGCAACTTCAAACACACGAACTGGTCAAGTTCAATGGGGAGATCCATCTATCGGTGGTGCAATGAATGCATCTGAACTTGCAGCATTTCTCGCATCACAGCAAGGAAAATCATCTCCAACCCCTAGCGTCGCTGACGGTGCTGGCGTTGCATCAGTAAGAAAGGCAGCAAACTTTACACAAAGATCAACTCCTGCTGGTGTAAAGAAGTCTACGCTTCCATTTGCTACTGACGCTGCTGGTGTTGTTAGTGGTTCAAGGGCTGGCTCTTTTGCACAATCAACTGGTGGTGCTAAGAAGTCTTCGTCTTCTGTAGCAGCACAGCGTTCAACCTCATCAAACGATAATTCTTGGGGTGGATCGGGTGTCTTTGGGGCAAAGAATGCAGAAGACCTTGCCCGTATTCTTAGCCAAATGTCATATGATGGTCCTTCAGCATCAACAAGCGGCAAGGATAAAATGCGTAGCAGAAAGTCATCAGCATCTAATAGAACTTCATCTGCTTCATCATCTTCCAAGCCAGCAGCAAAAAGACCAGCAACAGTTTCTGTTGCTGACGTTCAAGAGGCATTGGATATTCTTGAAGAACTAAACGAAAGTAAATGGGCATCTGGTGAAGCACTCTCATACCAACTAAACAGAATGCAAAACAGTGGACCATCTGCATCGACTGGTGCTTCTAAGGGTGGTGTACGTTCTAGAGGAAACCAACTCTCAAATCGTAGACCTGGCTCTGGAACCACTGCTCCAAAAGCACCTAAACCAACTCTAGGAGGTGGTATTGATACCATGTCCGAAGATTGGGATATCCTTGACGAGATCCTTGAAGAGGGAATCGAACTCTATGGCGAAGACGGTCTTGCAGAAATCCTTGCTGATTTCGCAGAGACTGGCGAGATCTCAGACGAACTCGCACTTCTTCTCAGCGACGAATAAACCTTAGGCTACAAGGTGGCATGCACACAAGGGAGAGGGAAACCTCTCCTTTGTTGTTTCATAAATAAATCGGAGGTTTATTTGAGATGGCAGACTCTTTAACATCAAGCATCACTCGCGTTCTTTTGGAAAGCAATGACCCCGATCTATCGGGGAAGTATACATTGTTTACTTTATACACAGACAACACTTCTGTATTGCACATCTTTGAGGATAGGGAAACCTTTGAAGCCATGAAACACAAGTTTACATCAAATGACGATATCAAGCGTCTTGGCGCATCGAAACTACCAGAGAACACTACTTTCAAGAAACTTTCAGAATCAATAGAGCGCAAGTTCAACGTGCCAAGAGAAACAATCTCAGTACGCACACATGATCCCGCAAGACGAGAGGAACCACAGCCTAGACAGGTTGTGAATGAAATGCCGACCGCTCCAAAGCCCAAGCAGAAGGCACCAAAGAGTGGCTCAGTTCTAGAGGGTGTTCTGAACGGCAGAGAAAGATTCAGAAACCAACCAACGCAAGGGATGCCAATGGCACAACCAGAGAGAACGGAGCCTACCATCAACTCCTTCCGCCCTGCAACGAATCAAAAGATTGACCTATCAAAACTCAACAATGGTGATAGACCATTGCTAGGATGACCATATGGCAGAAAAGAAAGAACCAAAATCATCAAATGAAAAGACATACCTTGTTCGATATAGGCTTCCTGGAGAAAAGGGAAGAACTCCACGCAAGGTTGTGATTCAAGCAGTGAATCAGTCCGATGCAAAGAAGACTGCGATTGCAACTATACCAAGCGCAGAGATCGTTGGTGGTCCAAAAGAACTTGATGAAAATGTTCTTGATTTTGCCAAACGTGTGGGGCAGTTTGCCGCAAGATGTGCAGGAAAAGTTTGCCATGCTTATGCAAAGACACCCGTCAATGCAAAGGCAGGGACTGTGTCGCAGATTCGTAAGCAGATGACGCGAGAAATAATGCGCGGAACAGGCGATAAACTCATCACCGCTGGTGGTGGAGAACCAGAAAGAATCAAGATTCAAATAAAGAATCCAAAGAGCCGTAAAAGTTCAAGATCCCCAAAAAGAAAACTTCGTAGAAAGAAGTAATGAACATTTGTTGATCAGTTCCATGAATCACCAGAAAACTTGATGGAAGATGCAAGTTTTTCTGACTCAAACTTTGCGCGCATCTTCAGTATATTCTTTCCCCCTGCGCTTACACCGATACTATCGTTGCCTATTTTTTGTAGCGTTATCCGACCGTTCATGATGGCAGATAGTTTTTCGTTCTTTAGGGGGTCTTCCACCTTCGCGGTCATCATTCCGATCTTACCCATTCCAGTCACTTTCACATACGGCGGATACAAGTCGTTGGAAGCATCAAGCCAATTTTCTATAATGTAGTCTCGGAGTTTGGTGTTGGACATGGAGTTTAGTTTGCCGTACATGATGTCCCGTATTTTTCTTAGAACCGCCGAACCCATCTCTTGAGTCTGTGCCTGAATCCGTGCTGACTTTCGTATGGCTTCCTTTCGTTCCTTTATGGATTCCGGTAGTTTGAACTTGCGGATGGCAGAGTTAACACTTTCGCTCAACACTCTATTCAAATCAATTTTCAGTGATGCTTCCACAGTTCCTATGCCTGGATTTTTGAAACTAATGTCACCCGAACCAGATGTAGACTTTGCAGATAGTCCAAGAAATCCCTGTGCTGGTCCGGAGGTAAACTTCGCAAGTATGTCTGTAGGATTCTTGCGAGAGTCTACTTCTTGTCCCACCGCACGGGATAAATCTCCTGGTCGTGCCGTCCACCATACTTGCGACACTTTACCAGAATATTTGTGGCTCTTTGCCCACTTCAAGAACTCTTCCATCATGACTTTTGCCCTTTCCATCTGTATGGAGGTATTCTCTGTTCCGATCTGGCGGGACTTGCGATTGAACTGTGTCTTTGCTGCTTCGTCCCACCACTTACCACCGGCGAGTAGATACCCCACATAGATTTCGTTTACATCTGCTAGGTCTGTATTTGTTGGCATGAAATCTCCTCATAAATATCTATGATATGACTCATACACTCCACAAGATCGCAGGAATCGACTACTCTCTTTGTGGTCCTTGCATTTGCGTCTTTGAAGGTGGTGGCAAATTCACGTTCGATGACTGCTGCTTCTACTTTCTGACCGATACCAAGAAGTATGCCAAGATCTTCATGGGAAACATTCATGGAGAGTTGTTCTCCGAATGGGAAGAAGATATGGAGCGGTATCAGAGCATTGCTGATTGGGCAATAGACATTCTAAAGGATGTAAAGCAAGTGGCTCTTGAAGGATATGCATACTCCGCTACAGGCAAAGTGTTTCACATTGCTGAGAATACAGGTGTACTGAAGTACAAACTATTTCAAGAGGGCATTCCCGTTACCATCATTCCACCCACAGAGGTGAAGAAGTTTGGTTGTGGTAAGGGCAACGCAGACAAGACTGCTATGCACGAAGCGTTTCTCAAGGAAACTGGCATAGATCTCAAGTCAATCATGACACCAGACAAGAAGGACATCACATCACCCGTATCGGATGTGATAGATGCCTATTACATCTGCAAGAAGATGCATGGTGAGATTCTTCTCTCCGCTATTTGACTAACTTAGAGCGGATTTCCTTGACGAGTCTCTGCGTCGATTGCTTCTGCACTTTTGTTGCAAGACCACCATCACCAAAGATCTTGACCTTTGCCTCTTCGGGAATCTCGGTCTTGATGTCCTCAAGCAACTTGACATTGTCTGCAACTGCTTCTTCTGTCTTCTTGTTTCTGAAGATGAAGTAGCCAACTGAAATGGCAGATGCAAGGAATCCGATTATGAATACTACAAGACCAACTGTGGCAATCTCTTGATAGTAGTATTGGTTTGCTGCTGCAAGACCAACAGAAACAAATCCTGCACAGAGAATGATTCCACCGATGACCTTGTGAAAGTATGCTACGATCATTCCCGCAACAATCATTGCAAAACCAACCATCCAAAAGATTCTTACAATCTTCTGAATCTCTGCGGTCGATGCGGCAACAAGATCATCGTACTTCTTCTTCCAATCGCTGTTGGTGTTCTCAAGTTGCTCAATTTGCTCAAGAAGTGGCTGAACATTCTCGGCAGAAAGATCCTTCTGCACGATATCAACTTCTTTCTGTATTGAGATGGAAGCATTCTCCACCTTGTTACTTTCAATAACAATCTTACTTGCTTCTTCAGCAACAACAGGATCTTCGGTCTTGTCCTTTATAGCAATAGCAGATTGAGTAATGGCAGTAGCAGACTGCTGAATCTCTTCTGCATTTGCTTTTACAACCTCATTTGATTCTGTAACTTTCTTGACATCATCATACACAACTGTGGCTACAGGAGTTTCTGGTTTTATGATAGATGGAGTCGAGGTGCATTTTGCACCAATCATCATAACTCCCATTGAAAGAATTGCTGCAATTCTAGTCATAACACTATTCATCTTCGCACCATCGACTTTCTTTTTTTCATAGACTTTGCTCTCTTGCGATTTGCTGCTGCTCTGCTCTTCTTGGACTTTCGTGCGGCTTTCTTGGCTTGCTTGGAACGGCGAGCCTTCTCTGCTCCACCCATCTTCACACAAGCCTTTCCACCCTTCTTGGCAAGTTTCTGTCCCGCTGGACACTTGAAGACGATTCTCTTCTTTCCACCACGAATGACAATCTTGCGCTTTGCTCCTTCAGCAAGCATCTCAAGTTCTTCTGATGGAATGAGTGAGAGAACTTGATCGACATTGATGTCATCTACACCATACACAACATAGTGAGTTTCCATCAATGATGTGTTTGCAATATCAAGTGATAGTTTTATATCTGAGGTTTCGAACACTGGCTCTTTCTTTTTCTTCCTTCGCCAGATTCCCTTACCAAACTCGCGTTGCTTGTATCGTGGAGAAACGGGTTCTCCGTCTGAAACCATGGCAAGACCAGGTGCAGAGGCAGTATTTGCAACTTCTTCTCCAAGCATAATCTCAAGGATGTCCATCTTATCTTGATCCTCAAGTGCCTCAAGAATTAGTCTTTCGGCTTCTTCATCCAAGTGTTTGCTAAAGTTTTCAGGAGTGTCTTTCATATCTTCCTCAGTTCTTGCAAAAGAGAATCTTCCATTGGTATTACTGCAAGATCAGCCTCTGGTATTTCGTGGCGAAGCACATTGAGATAATAAAGGAATGTCTTGAGTCTTGAATGGAACTTTTCTTCCATTCTGTGAAACAGTATTCGGTTTCCAATTTCTATTCCAAACACATTGGTTATAACAATGAGATGGTTTATGATCAATCTGTTTCGCTGTGCCGTGTCCCCATCGTCGCGATTCATTAATCTCTTCAGATACTTGATTCTGTCTATATCCTCATAGAACTCCTCAAGAGAGGAGCATTGTGGGTTATCATAGTTTTCAAGTGCGAAGGTCAAAAAGTCTTCATCACGAATACGATTGTCTGACATTAGAAACTTAGTCGTGGTTCTTCTTTTCAGATGTCATGTAGAGTTCTGCATCGATCATGTAGAGTCCGCCAGGAACCATAGATGTTCGAATCTTCAACTTACCGTGCATACGGGAACGAAGAAAGATTTCGTCATCAATATATTCGTCACCAGAGATTGGGTGATCACTAGCGCGTCTTCCATACTGATAGACATTGAATGTGCCATTTGTGGCATCCTTGACACCGAAATTCATGTCACCATCATCCACATGAAGACCGATTGTTTGCAACTGTAGGAATAGACGATTCAAACGATCCATTGGATCAAGATGTTGACCTGTGAGAAACCTTTTGATGAATGCATTGATAACTTGCATGTTCTCTGGCTTCTCGACGTAGAACAATGCCCTGTCATCCAACGCAGAGCGGTGGTTTGTGTTGTATGTTGATTCCAATAGTGCCTCGACAAGAGTCTGATTCTTGCTCTTGTCAAGAGTGTTTGCGGCAATATCGGAAAGCGAGTCTCTGCGAGTGAATGGGTTCATTTGAATCTCCGTGATTTCGTAAAATATGTATAAAGGAAAACAGCGGCAAAAAGCCGCTGTGTTCTTTAGAGAAGACTTGGTTGTCTGTCACTTATTCCAAGGAAGTTTCTTGGAAACCCAATTCCAAAGTGGGGTGCCGATTGCAGCACCAGCGACAAACATGAGAATGCTCCACCAAGCCGTACCTAGAAAATCTGCCATTTGGTTCTCCTTTATAAAATGAAACCATGTACCTCTATGTATAGACCCACTCTGAGATTTCCCAAATCACTGTTTTGCTAAATATGACAGGAGGATTACCATGGACAGACAATATTCAGAGTCATTTACCATCCCAACAGGTGGGTGGACAGGTGGAGCAAATGCAATCATGTGTACAGCAACTGCTCTAACAACAGGTGTAACCGCAGATGTCAAATTGTGGAGAGATAGCGCAACCACGCGCATTGTCATGGCACCAGGAGAGATCCTACCACTCAAGGTTCGTTACATCAATCACAATTCGACAGTAATCGGATTCAACTGATACCACTGATTGTACAACTGAAGAGAACTAAGAAGCCCGGGGACATATTCCACGGGCTTTTTTACGAACTCTTGTAGGACACCCGTCTCGCAAGCCACAAGAATCACGATCTGCTCGACCTTTCGACCCGTGAGTTCTTGGAACATCAAAGAGTATGCCGTGGCTTGCTGAAAGTAATTCTTGATTCCACTTGTGTGCTTTTCGCGAGTCGAACCCTTGAAGTCCACAACTGAAAGTTTCCCATCGTAGTCGCAGATGCAGTCAACTCTGCCAGCGAGTCCTACGCTCTCGCTCCACATGTGTTGCTCAAGTGCATAGACATTGTCGATCTTTGTCTCGACGTGGCTCTTCAGCATTTCGTAGAGTTCATTGACATCAGAATGTTCGCAAAGAACAACATCCTCGTTCTTGAGGAGATGTTCCATCATGGAATGGATCGTGTTTCCACGATCACAGACTCGTTGTGCCTCGCGTGGATTTGCCCTGCGCCAAATCTCTATCCCGTCCTTGCCTTCGAAGCCAGTGACCGTCGTGACAGACGGCAGATGCTTTCCCGAAGGCGTGATGTAGACTCTCCCATGCTTGCTCTCAAGCACACGGAGATCGGGAAGGTCTAGTTGTACGGGTTGGTAGTTGTATGTTTTCAATCATCTATCCATTTCACAGGGAGGAGTTGGAAAATCCTTGCTCCTCTTTGATATATCCATGGTTTGACCAGGTGTCTTTACCTTGGTCTTCTTTTCAATATCTTTCTTCTCGGAAATAACTTCCTTGAAGTAAGCCACGGTTTCACTCACACTCATATTAGTATAACGTGCTTCTCTGATGATGTCAACATACTTCTGATTAGAAACTATTGCTTGCCATGGAAGATTCATTCTATCGGCACAACGACGAGCAAACTGATAGTCCGACTCATGCTTCTCGGTCAATTTCTTCTTTTGTGCCATTTGCATTCTTCCTTTTTGTGGGTTTTGGATTGAACAAAGATTCTTTTTCCTTTTCATTCAAACCAAAAAATCCAATATCAATAAGCATCTTTACCCTATCCTTCTTCAACTCATCATCGGAAGATAGGATTGTTTTTAAAGATTCAATTAATGCTTTATTGCTCTTCTTCATACCACTATTTATTCTTGCTGTGTTCTGAAAATAAAACACCCCTCATTTCTGAGGGGTGTTCGGTAGCGAAGTTCCTTGTGCGGGTTAAGTTACTCCCCGACGCGCAGTGAATAGCGTAATGAGACGCTTGCACTGTCCCCACGCCGACTCAGTGAGAAGACTGGGGCGAACAACAATATGTATAAAACTCACTCATTTGCCAACTTCTTGAAGTATGACAAGGCATCATCCTCGTCATCATCTTCACTCACCTTGCTAGTCTTTGGCTTTGTTTCCCGACCAGGTGCCTTCGCTTCAGCAGTTGGGAACTTCGGGGTGAACTTCTTCTCCGAAGCATCCTCTTCTTCCTCTGAAATATCCATTTCCTCTGCCTTCTGAGACTGAGAACCATTGATGACGGATTGGAACTTTGTCTTGAGTTCTCCGTATGCCTTGAATTGATCAGGCTTCACGAAGTCAAGCAATGAGTATTCCTTGCGCCACAGAGCCTCAAGTGCCTTGTCATCTCCGTCGAGGAGAGGTGACGATGCAGAGAACTCTGACTTGTCGTAGTTGCGGTATCCATCGACATTACGAATCTTGATCTTGAAGTTCGCTCCCTGCCAGAAGTCGAACGGATTCACAACATCCTCATCCTTGTACTGAGGATTCATCTTGTCGTTGATCTTATCAAAGATCTTCTTACCATAGCGATAGAGGAAGATCTTACCGTTGTTGGCAGGATTGACAGGATCTTCAATCACAAGGACATTGCTGATGTATGACAACTTGCGCTTCCGATCACGCGCAATGTTCTTGTCATCGTCGTTTCCGCTGTTCCACAACTCGTTGTTTGCTTCACAAACGGGACACTTCTGTCCGATTGTGGTGGGGCAGTTCTCAATGTACCAACCACCCTTTGCTTGGAATCCGTGGCTGAAGACACGAACCCAAGGAAGATCCTCACTTGGAGGAGCGGGGAGGAAACGGATGACTGCATACCCGTTTCCCGTCTTGTCAACTTCGGGCTGCCAGAGACGATCATCCTTGTAGGAATTCTCTCCCCCGCCTTTAGTGACTTTCTCTAGTTCCTTGGCAATCTTGCCAAGGTTGTTCTTTGAACTCTTCTTAAAACTTGCGAAATCTGACATCGTATTGCTCCTTTTACTGGGTGTACTGAGTATCTGACAATGTGCTGAGTATACAGCGTGTGCGGTGTGTGTCAAGCGAATGGTAATGATTTCTTACGCGGCAATAGATTCACTTGTCGTGCTTCGTTCTCAATGTTTTCAATGATGGGACGAGACAAGTGCTTTGCCACAAGCGATGCATCAACTGAATGCTCTTCGCAAATTTCCAAAACAGCCTCCATGTAGGAGATCTTTCTGTTGGAAACCATTCGTTCGATGAGGTTGGATATCTGTGTGGGGTCAATCATGATGAGGATTATACTCTATGTATTGTGGTGTCAAGGAGTATAAATAATCAAGATCACAGAATCATAAAAAGGAATCAAAATGGCTTACGACACGGACAACAATGTGGCAGTATCAGGATTTTCTGGAGAAGCAGTAATAGCAACAGACTACTCCGCAGCAGAGGGTAATCATTTTCAAGTAATGAAGATTGCTTACGGTGGTGTTGCAGAAGGTGGAACCAGAGTTACATCATCAAACGGTTTACCCGTTGCTGTGGTAAATACTCCTTCAGTTGCTGTATCAAGTGTCGGTGGACCGGTTACTGTAACGGGAACAGTAAATGTAAACACTCATGCAGTTACCGCAACAGATCTTGATATTCGATCATTGACCGCGGGAGATCCCACAACTGCTGGCGCAATCACTCAAGATGTCGTTCGTGTGGTTGGATATTCTGGTGGTTGGGCAGTTGGAGTAACTGCAACCAACTTTGGTATTCGTGCATTGACTGCGGGAGATCCAGCGACGGCTGGTGCTGCGGGTCAAGATGTTGTGAGAATCGTTGGCTACTCTGGCGGATGGGCAGTTGGAGTTACTGCAACAGATCTCGACATTCGTTCATTGACTTATGGTTCTGATAGCGTGTCTGTGTTTAATACCGTTACCGTTGAGTCATTAACTAGTCCCGTTGCAGATTCAACCTCTGGATTCCCAATTAGATTGATGCGGGCATCCACTGGTGCATCACCTTATGCCAATGGAATTAGCCTAAGAACTGATACAGCAACGAACGCAGAAGACACCGTCCGTGTTGTTGGTCTTTCTGGTGCCTGGCCCGTTTCAGTCTTCTCGCACGGTCTTACCAACATCAACAACTACAGCACCAAAGTCCCATTCAGTGTAGACAGCACTGGTGCTTTGTTTGTGAATCTTGCGGCTGGTTCTATAGGAGTGACGGCAAATGTCACCGGACTAAGTTTGGGAAGTGTGACCATCAGCGGAATATCATTAGGAAACGCTACCGCCGCAAGTCAAGTAGTACAAATTCATGGCTATACTGGCACCGGTGTAATTCCAGTTGAAGTGACAGGAACCGTGAATATTGGTGGAACTGGTCTCACGCACCTTTCAAACATTGCAACAAACACACTGCGTGTGCTTGGAGCCTGTGGAGACTATGTTGGATTGACGGGTGAGGCACTCACTGCACTGAACTCACTGAAATTCACTGGAAACAATCTACAGACTCAAGATGCAAGCACAGTTGCCATAAACAGTGCAGTTAGCACAATTAATACCAATATCGGTACCATAGAAGACATACTCACCAGCACATCTGTTACCAACAGTCTTGTCACAGCAAACGGATTGAAAGTTGATATCAAGGCAATAGTACAACCAACAGGTGGAACTGCAAATAAGGTTGCTATAGCATCTGGTGGTGCTGGCACATCAACCATATTCTCATCTGTGGCTCTAAGCAGCGGTGTACATTTCCGAAGTGATCTGAACAATACAGGAACCATATTCATTGGCTTCTCAACCGCAGTTTCTTCGCAAGGGGGATTCCCATTGTACAACGGAGATCAGATATTCATCGAAACAGACAACTTGAATAGAATTCATGCATGGTCAACCATCAATGGTGCCACTCTCTATTACATAGGAACCTAATACATGCGTAGTGACTTTATAAACAAACGATTCATTAGCAATAAAAGACTATTATCTCAAACAAATTTTACTGATACTGAGATCATAGTCATACCAGAGTTTGATACTTTCTATTACCACAATCCATCATCAGCCTTTGGAGATGATAGGTGGGCTGGAACTGTAGTATTGCCGAACAGTGGAAATCTTGAAGAAGCAACACAAATTCCAATCGGACTATTGAATCCGTGGAATGATGGAGATGATGCTCCATCAGATGGTTCTGATGGATTTCCCGGATTCGGCACAGTCATTCAAGCGAGAACACCGACAAGAACAGCAATGGCTTTTAACTTGTCATCGCTTCCAGCAAACGCACAGATAACTGATGCAAAACTTAAACTAACCGTGTCCAGTAAGAGAGATTGGGATTAAGGGATTTTAAATGTCGGATCAAAATTTCTTGAATTTTCTTGAAGACTATGATTTGTTTATCGCAAACATTCTAAAGTCACCAGGAACATATATTTACATTTCTCCAAACGGCAGTGATATTACGGGGAATGGGGACAGTTCAAATCCCTATCACACGCCACAAAAAGCCTATTCGATGATAGGTTCTACCGGTGCTGATGCTGAGATAAGATACATCATCGCAAAAGAAGGTGTCTATGATTTAGACAATATCACAAATACTCCTGGCTCTGCTCTAGCATTTGCCACAGACAAAGTTTTATTTTTTGGTGATGAAACCTTTAGAGAAAAAAACATTGTGGTCGTATCCGAAAAATTGCATGGCTGTAAAATTAAGGGATCCATTGATCTTGTATTAGATACGTCATATGGAGTTAATGGTATATTCTCGGGAATAAAACGATACAAATTTAAACCAGAACATTTACCATTTACAACCGATCTAAAAAAGATAGATTTTTCATTGTATGATTATGATTATAATCTTCCACACAATGTATCTTTAACATCTCCATCAACGCTGTCTCCGTGTTTATTGAATAGAGGTGAAACTGGTTCTGAATACCCAGAATTATATCTTTCGTACCCAGAGTCATTTACTTTTCCCTCTGTAAACATATCTGGTTCCAGATTCGTCCCGTATGGTTCAACAACTGATGGGATTTTACATGGGATAACTGGCGTTGGAACAAATCAATTGATGGATTTGGTCTTTGCCAGAGACGGTTCGGGAATTTCCACAGACTGGACCAATACCACGCTTGTTATGCAAGGCGGAAATAACAATTTGTCATTCCATAAAGTGGTTGGCATTAGTTATGCCGAACGCAAGATTAATATCCTAGATAAACCATCATACTCACCCGTAAGAAATATTGCTTTTATTGGCAATAAATCTTGGCTCGGAAATACCTACGAATATGCTTTTGAACTTGATGGCGAAGAAAAATATTTTTATGTGAGATCAGATAGCACAATAGCCCCACGAATTCCAGTCTTAAGAATTGGTATTAATCTCTGTAGAGTTAAAAATATTCAATTTATAGGATTTGATATTTTTGAATTCCGTGAAGAGAATGTCGGCTACTCTTCTAATGCAGACAATTTTAAAATAAGTTCAAATATAGTATTTAAGTATAATGCATTTCACCACGCAGACAATGCTGCTTTCCATGGCAACTTTAGCAACTCTCTTGTTTTAGGAAATCTATGTTATAAATCTTTCTATAGAGGATTGCATTTCTCTGGCTGCACCGGAGTAAATATTAAATATAACACCGTTGTTGGGTGGAGAACTAAAACCGGCATTTACATGTCTGGTAGTTCTGGAAACAATGTTTATGGTAATAATATTTTTACAATAGCAACACAACACGGGAATGGAATGGCATTCTATGACAGGTGTGCCGACATTAATATTGAAAAGAATTTTATCTACACCCCAACCAATATCGGTGTGGCAATTCAAGAGTATAACGGAATAAGCGGCAATCCTGGTTTTACTATTAAAAATAATGTGTTGTTCTCCGATAGAGGTTTGAAAATATATGAGGTGGAACAAAGAAATTGTGGTATGCGGGGAGATCTAGCCAATTTTAAGATACTCAATAACGTCGGTAGTGTGGAGATAGACAAAGAAGAAACTTTGACTATGCCGTGGTGGAAATTTAATAACTTTGCTATAAGAAATAATTTTTTAACAGGACCACTTCATGTAGTAAAAAACTTAGTAAAAACTGAGTTAAGCACAAATCATTTATTGCCGACAAGTTCTTTGTCTAGTGGGTCAAGCGGTTCGTACATTTTGGGAACAACAGCGGAATTTTGCGGTGGAAGTACACCGTTCATAGTAAATGCCCCACAAGAATACATCGATGATTTTTATCAATCTGGATTAGGTTATGCCATTTACAATGGAAAATTTTCGGGATCTGCATGGAATCATTCTTGGTTACCAGGCATAACTGTTGGTGGGGTGATGATTCCGGATTCCAAAGCAATTTATAGATGGTGGGCTTACAACAAGAATTTAGATGGAGTCACATGTTTATACAACAATATATGGCTGTGTAAATCAACAGACAGTCAAATATCCGCATCAATTTCTGCTGTTGGTCTAACTTCAGATTTTGATTACACCGACTCAGCAACAAATTCTAAATTGTTGTTGGACAAAACATTTACCAACGACACTTCAATTTTCAGCACAGGATTTTATTTCCAATCAGCGAACGGGTCTACGTTACAAACTTACTTAATAGATCCAACTGCTGAAAATACTGGAAAATATGATTTCCGAGTCAAGCCGACAATATTTGATCATAAAAGTGATACAGTAACGACAGCAGGAATTGGAATAGATTGGGTTGGTCCTAGTTTTAAAGGAAACTCATATGCTGAATTCATGACCAACAATTTATACGATTGGTGGCTATACAACTATGATCAAATTATAACTGAAGAAACTGCCAACACAACCACACAACCAACCTCTAATCATCCTATCACCATAAGTCTCACCACAACCGATATTAAAAAGGATATTAGTTGGGCAAGTAAAGATACGTTCAATGCAACAACTCATGGTGTAGATTCTTTCTATTCCGACATAGTACAAATACCAAACTACTTAGAAAGAATTGAGGATGTTACAGATCCAGCGAATGATCCGAGTATTGGTCCTAGTAGAAGCAACGAAACATCAGGAAATAGTACAACAACGCCAAATCAAGGTGGTGTCTTTGTCACAGGTGGAACGGTTGACATAACGCTGAATACAACTATCGGTGCTGTAAACTCAATCGACGTAAAGAACCTTGCAACAAAGTTCCAAACATCAGTCCGAACTGCTAATGGAAATACCTTTGCAGTCATTCTTCATGGCAAGACCATACCAAGTACACAGTTTGGTGAGTACAAATATGTTGCACCACAATCTATGCCAAGGGAAGAGTGGGAAAATTTGGGCAGACCAAGTGATATAGATCCAGAAGGTCTTCACTATGATAATTTCTATAAAGAGTTTGCATACATTGCATTCAATAGCAAAGAATCACCAGTCGTTTCACAAATAACGAACAATCAGATCTCATTCCGCAAATCGCCCCACCACACTTATATTTCCTTCACTCAACCTGAAATGGATGGGCTTTCATTATCGAATGGTGCTACAGGTCTTTCTTACGTTGATCTGGTAACAGGAACTTCTGCTGTACTAGAAAAGATCAGTAAACTACAAGCACTGCCCTTGGGTATAACTTGTAGCATAAATTCATACAGCGAGTTTACAAGTGCAACCAAATCAAATACATCTGGCACAAATCCAAACATAATCACATGCACAAATAAGACAAGAAAGTTTGTAGGTTTGATAGGAAATGACAAGATTGTTCTTCAAGGTATTGCTGTAAGTGGAACTAGTTCCATTTTTAATTCGGCGTCCCCAAGATATGAACACAATGGTTCAATAGGATCATTTAATCAGGCATACCAACGAAATCCAGTTGACCAAACAACACCACACTACACCATACCACCATCGGGAATTGATCTAGATGGTAATATCTTACCACCAGCAACAATTCACTTAAGGTTCAGTAATTTAATAGCAACAGGTAGTAAAAACTTACTTGCATACAAAGTAGTACCAAATGGTGGTACAAGATTGTTTGGTGCTTCACCAAACATAGGTATCACTGCTGGTTCTTATGTAAGAATAAGTGGTTCCGCCTCCAACAATGGAATCTATCAAGTTCTTGCAACCATTGATGGTATTGAAGGTGATACTGCTTCAAATACTAGGACAGGTGGTTCAACCGAGTACCAATACCTTGAGTTGAGTCGAGCAATAGTGCCTGAAGAACAGGCTGTTGGCAAAAACATAAAGATAGAAAATGTCTCGCATCTTCCTATACTTCATATCAAGTATAGAATACCAAATTAAAAGAGTAGAAAATTATGCAATTATTCAAGCCCCCCGTGATAGTTCCATCAAATTCTATCAATCAGTTTAGCACAATATCACAACCATATGCGGTAAATGATGCTGGTGTTTGGAGAGGAGTCACTGAGCCTCTCATAGCAGATAAATTGACGGAAAATGGTATATTGCCAGATATGATTGGTGATATAGATCCAATTCACTATCCCCTTCGTTTGTCGGGTTCGGAAAAAAATGTAGTTTGCAGATGGCTAACACCATCATACCAAACTATTGGCGGGGAAAGAAATCCATCATATCTTGATATTGGAGTTATCGCGTTTCATCATAGTGGAATAGATAGAGTTGTTTTTTATCTCAACGGGATATCAAATCCAATAACAGTCACAGAAGTCACATATAATCCAGAGCAGGATGTGAGTGCCTATTGGGTGCGATTAGATTCTTCTTTGTTCCCAATTGATAGTGGTGATATAGTTTCTAGGGGGGAGACTACCTCTGGTTTGCCAAAGCCAACATCAATAGAAATAAAACCACATCACGAATTGCAAGCCGTTATATATCCAAAAAATGGAAAACCAAGAATACTTGTTGGAAAGCACAACAATGATAAAAACACCCTAGCATATAATGCAACTGCTGTATATACAGATCCCGATACTGGGTTGATGGTGGGAACATCAGAAAATACGGGAATACGATCTTTCTATTTTTCAACAAACACATCAAACACATTGTTTAATACAGCCGTTTATGTGGATGCAACTTCAAATGGTGTTGATGATATTTCTAGATCTGGTTCATCTGAGCAACCATTTAAAACAATTGAATTTGCTATCAATAGATTGATGGCTTTCAAGCACAAACACTACAACCCATTTTCAACGATAGAAATTAAAGATCAGGGAGATGTTGGTGGGGGAACAATATACCTCAAAGATCTTGGCGAAGGACCAGAATTGTACAATGGTCACAAATGGGGTGCGGTTTCTTGGACGGGATTACGACAATATGAATCTTTTGCGAGAATGCGCTGGTTGACTATTGAACGAGATCCAATAGTTGCTGATGGTAGACGAGCCAAAATAAAAGGATGTCATCTTCAAAGCACAGGGAAACTCACAAAAGAAAATATGGGCAAAGGCATTTGTGTACAACTAATAAAACTAAACAACTGCGTTGTGGAGATGGACTGGCCCTGGTCTGAATATGCTTTTGGTATGGGTCCGGAACTAGATTATTCTCAGATAAATCAAGGCGTGGCACCAGATGCCAAATTACAGAATAATTACAAAATATGGAAGGTAAAAACGGGAACAACAAATTTCAATACCTCAACTATAACTGCAACGGATCAAGAATTTCCAGCACTCTCATTCAATGAAACATCAGTAGGTTCATATGAATATGGAACATCACTTGAATCATTGGTATCAACAGCATTGGGGTTTGTGCCACCATATCAATGGTTGAACAACACAGTAGTTGATGGTGGGGAGAGAAATAGGTACAAAATATATGAGTGGGCTGAAGCAAATGGAATGACCTATTCCACCACCATGGTGCCAGTACCAGATTTTAAAAGCAATCTTTCGGTTCAATTTTCAGATGATAAGAAAGGTGTATTTGCTTCAGATGGTATAACTCCGGTTCCAAGTGGTTTATCTCTTAGTAGTGTTCCAGCCATATTTGTAAAGGCTCAATTAAATAGGGTTGGCTTCACAACATCTATGGGATATACATTTGAATTTCCGTGGACAGATCCAGAAGGATCAAGCCCAAATGCTCAGATATGGAACAATACTGCTCTAAAGGCATTTGTAACAAACTCGGTGATTAGGCATGTGCAAGAACCAGCAAAGTTCTCGATTGATATCTTAGTAAACTCCACTTTAGATCAATGGGAAGCAGATATCATTAGATCTAGTGGAGTTTACTATCAACTGTTTACCATAAACGGATTTAGATCTCACAACTATGTTAATGCTTCTAATGCGCCCCTTTTTAGAATACACTCAGATTTATTTCAAACTAATAGTGGTTTTTATTCTTTCAAATCAAAAGTTGCTGGTATAAACAATCTAATAATTCACAGATTCAACAATCCAAGCCCAAGAAGCAAAAGATATTACGATATAGATGCAAGACACGGAGTTTCCGGAGAAGGACCATTAGTCGATGTCAGACAAGAAGGGCAATGGTCTATTTCAGGAAGAATAATAAATGCGCTGGCAGACAGATTGCACAACTATTCTATAACCGAAGGTGGTGATGGACTCACTTATGAATTTTTCGGGGGTAGATATGTTAGAGATATAGTGTTTTCTGATTGTCTTTTGAAGACACCAGATGGATCTCAACAAATAGTTCTAACGTGTCCTCAGGAAAATGTTCTATTTTACAACACACAGATTGTATCCGGTGTATCAAATCGACCAATACCTAACAACAGTTTTCTCGGACAAAGCACCTTTGGAGGTAGCGTATATCGTTATAAAGATGCCGTTCCATCAGCACCATCCTTGAATTATCCAAGTGGGGGAAACAATTTAAATAACGATGACTGTCTCCACTATGACATGGTTGTTTTTGACAATGTTCAGCAATACTGTATGTCTGACAACGATGAAAGTCTTTTAGATCCCTATGAAAAACAACTGATTATATTTGTTGGCGATGGTACAGCAAGCCCAGATGGGTTGAAAAAGGTGAGTATAGATTTTAGAGGTAGACCGGATGGTAGTAGACCGAACTATATGCGAGAGGCTAGAACCCTCCTTTCAGATTTAAATTATCCATTTGAAAAAGTAAATGGTCAGGCTGGAGAAAATCAGCGAATAGGAACAAATTCGAATATATTTTTCCCCGTTCTAGCAACAGATAAAGATCATGCAATAGCAAATAATATTGGATTGGTTGAAAACCAACCAAATAGTACTACAAGAGGTATTTGGTATCAAAATACATTAGAGGGAGATTTTGTTGGGGCAAATTATGGGTGGATGCCATCAGCAATAACTTACGAAAACTTCATTCTTCCAAAAAACCCAAGCACTGGACTAACTCTATCTCAAACAAATGCACGAATACTGAATATAGATCCAAACAATCAATTTTTAAATAAACAAAAACTTGGTTGGCAAGAAAATCCCAATCAAAGAGGATTCAAGAACAATCTACAATATAGATTCACAAACTTTGATTATGATGCAACTAGATCCGAGTTTGGTGAAGTTCTGCCCAGAAGTACATTTCAAGAAGATCAAACAGGAACTATAACAAATCCAGCACCGATCTCTAACCACCCCATCACTATCAGTCTTACCACAACCGATATTAAAAAGGATATTACTTGGGCAAGTAAAGATACGTTCAATGCAACAACTCACGGCGCAGATTCTTTCTATTCCGACATAGTACAAATACCAAACTACTTAGAGAAAATAGAAGATATTACAGATCCAGCGAATGATCCGAGTATTGGACCGAGTAGAAGCAATGAAACATCAGGAAACAGTGTACTGATACCCAATCAAGGCGGTGTTTATATTACAGGCGGAACAGTTGATGTGCAGTTGAATGCAACTATTGGTGCTGTCAATTCAATTGACGTAAAGAACCTTGCAACAAAGTTTCAGTCTGTAGTTAGAACTGCTAATGGAAATACTTTTGCAGTCATTCTTCATGGTAAGACTATACCAAGTACACAGTTTGGTGAGTACAAATATGTTGCACCGCAATCCCTGTCAAGGGAGGAGTGGGAGGCTTTGGGTAGTCCAAATAACATAGATCCAGAAGGTCTTCACTATCAAAATTTCTATAGAGAGTTTGCGTACATTGCATTCAATAGCAAAGAATCGCCAGTCGTTTCACAAATAACAAACAATCAAATCTCATTCCGCAAATCGCCTCACCACACTTATATTTTCTTTACTCAACCTGAAATGGATGGACTTTCATTGTCAAGTGGTGCTACAGGTCTTTCTTACGTTGATCTGGTCACAGGAACACCCGCAGTAGCAACAAAGATTAGTAAACTACAAGCACTGTCCCCTGGTATAACTTGTAGCATAAATTCATACAGCGAGTTTACAAGTGCAAACAAATCAAATACGTCTGGTACAAACCCATCGGATGTGACTTGCAATAACAAGATAAGAAAATTCGTTGGAGTTGTGGAAAATGGAAATAAGATTGTTCTTCAAGGAATTGCTGCAAGTGGATTTAATTCTATTTTCAGCGGTGCTAACCGATACGAACATAATGGTGGAATTGGATCTGTAAATACAACTTATCAACGAATTGCAATAGATGATCCAACTTCTCCACACTATGTTATTCCAGCACCAACAACAGGACCAGTACAAACAATACACTTTAGATTCTTGAATCCTATAGGAATAGGCAACAAGAATCTTCTTGCATACAAAGTACCTGTTGGTGGTACAAGATTGTTTGGTGAAGCACCAAACATAGGTATCACTGCTGGATCTTATGTAAGAATAAGTGGTTCCGCGTCCAACAACAATGGAATCTATGAAGTTCTTTCGGTTGCAGATGGTATTGAAGGTGATACTGCTTCAAACACTAAAACAAGCGGGTCTACTGAATACCAATACCTTGAGTTGAGTCGAGCAATAGTGCCTGAAGAACAGGCTGTTGGCAAAAACATAACGATAGAAAATGTATCACACCTTCCTATACTTCATATCAAGTATAGAATACCAAATTAAAAGAGTAGAAAATTATGCAATTATTCAACCCACCAAAAATTCAAGCACATTCTGGTAGAAATACCTTTACAACTCTAACACAGCCATTTCCCACAACATTACTGCCACAAGATACTGCGGGTATTGCTACAGCAGATCAGGTTGCTAGTGTAAATATATGGCAAACCGATCTGAATAGAAATGAACAAGGGCTTCAAGCAGAAGTCCCTTTGTTTTTCATTGATCCAACTACAGGCATTGAAATTGGACACACGTTACAGAGTTATCCTGCAACTTCAGACAATGTTTTTGCAAAGAAGAATGTTATTTGTAGGTGGGTCACGGTTCCATATCAAACAGTTGGTGGTAACAACAACATCGATAATCCAACACATCTTGATGTTGGTGTCATAGCATTTCACGGTGCCGGTGATATAGATCGCGTGGAATTTTTCCTCAATGGTTCCTCGAAAAGAGTGATTGTAAGAGAACCATCACACCACCCAGTCAAAGATGTAACTGCATATTGGATTAGAATTGATGCTTCATCTGGTCTTATCGATAGCGGTGATGTTTGTCAAACAAACACCCTGTTTACAAATAGCGACGGTTTTAGAACACCAAATAATGTAACTTTTACACCGCATCATGAATTACAAGCCGTTGTCTACCCAAAGTTTGGAAAACCCAGAATTATCGCAGGGAAGCACAATAACTCAAGTACAGATATATTTGCCGTAAATTCTATTCCACCATATTGGGAAACCCCCGAACAGATGAAAATTATAAGAAGAAACGATAGCGGCATTCGTTCATTCTATTTTTCTAGCAATTTTAACAATTCTTTGTTTACTGGATCTGTATATGTAAATGCCGAGACTGGAGTTGACGATTTAACTCGCTCTGGTTCCAAAACTCAGCCAATGAAGTCTATTGACTTTGCCTATAGAAAACTTATGCGTCTTAAGCACGCATTTTGTAATACTCTAGCGAATGAAGTTGCAATTGATAATGAGGGAGAGGTTGGCGGCGGGACGATTTTTCTGATGGAATTAACAACTCCTGAAAGTAAAGCACTTGGTCATAAGATGGGATTCAAGGATTCCAATGCAATTGAGTATAAAGTTTTCTCTAAAATGCGTTGGGTAATAATCACCACGGATCCCGAAATTCAAAATGAACCTATCACAGACCCAAGCGGTTTCATAGGAACTTCTGCTGCAAAATATAAAGCCAAACTAAGAGGCTACCATCTTCAAAATTTTAATACAAGACCAACAACAGATGATGCGCTGAGTGATCACCCTATAAAGAAAGCATTTAGAGGTAATATTGCAACTCACTTAATGAGATATAAGAATTGCTACATTGAGGGGGACTGGCCCTATAGCGAGTATATATTTGGCATTGGTCCAGAACTTGAAGGACTAAACCCCCCCGATCCCGGTAACGGACAAACATTAGTTAGACTTAGTAGATGGAAAGTAAAAAAGGGTGTTTTGGGTAAAAATATTACTTCCAATATTCCAGAAGAAAGGCAAAATCATCCTGTACTTGGAACATCATCGGTAAATGCTAATACCTATGAATACACAAATACAACAGCAAAAGCCAATTGCGGACCTATTGTAAGTCCAAGATTGTGGATAGATGATACAGCAGTTGATGGAACTGTACGAGATACTAAGGAACTCATCAAGTGGGCAGATAGTCTTGGTATGACGTATAATATTTCTTATGTTGGTGCGCCAGATATTAAAGGAGAACAAGATATACTTGGAGCAGTCTGGCCCTCTAATATTAAAAAGGGGTTGAATTCTTCTATAGATGTTTTAGCGGGTAATAATTTTAGACCTGTTGCTAGCCTAGAAATACCAATTGATGACCCAAATAGCGGTGGTCTTACGCTCACCACCCCAAGAATTTTTATACAACCGACACAAAGAACTTTGGAACTCACAAATAATCTTGGGTTCACACTAACCAATGCTGGATATACGTTTGACTTTTGCTGGGCACACCCTGAGTTTGCTAACAGTAGAGGAAACATGACCACAAATCAGGTAATAACTTCTTTTGTGACGGATAGCACACTGAGTGTGATAGAACAACCAGCGGATATTGATATTGATTCATTTATCAATAGTAATTTGAGTAGATATGAAGCCGATGTGTTTAGATATCCAAGCAGTCTAGTATACCAACCATTGATATATGATTGCTTTGTCTCTAGAAATTATGTCAACACCACCAGTGCGCCTTTATTTGCTGTACATTCAGACATTTTCCAAACGGTGCAAGGAGCATTGAGTTTTGTAAAAGATCATATTGGAGTTCAGAATTTTATTTTCTATAGATTTAACAATCCAAGTCCACGAAGTAAGAGATATTCCGATATCAACGCAAGACTTGGACTTGGTGGGTCTGGACCACTAAAAGATATCGTGTTTACATCACAGTGGAATATTTCTGGTAGATCTGATGGAAATATACCTTTGTTTTTCTACGATCCCAGCAAAAATTGGCCCGGATCTTGTGCTGATGGTAAAACATATCAACACTATATCACAAGACATGTAAAAGATCTCACATTTGAAGATTGCTTAATCTTTACAGAAACAGCCACACAACAACTTGATTTTACATGTTTACATGAAAATCTGATTGTGCGAAACACATACATGCACGGAACTGAAAATTTCAATAATAGTAATTTTGCAAATGGAATCGATTATAACATCAGCAGCCCATCTCCTGCGTTTGGTGGGCATGTAACTAGATACATAAGTGCTGTTCCAAACCATTCAACTATAAATTCTACCAACAATACTGCGCTAGAAACAGAGGTAGCGGCATTTGATCATGCTTTAGTTGACAATGTTCAACAGTATAAAACTAAAGTTGATATAAATCCTGCCACGGGTAAAGATGCGCGAATTGGAACATATATTGAACCATTAGACTTCTTTGTGTGGATAGATGATGGCGGCACCAACTCAGTTAAAACTGGTATTCGTGGTAAAACCAGAATACGCCCAATTGGACATCCCTTATACGGGAATCCACGCAACCTCAAAGAATTACGCACTATAATTTCTGATTTACGATATCCCTTTGAGAGAGACGCAAATGGTAATGCTGGTCCAAATCAAATTGTAGGACCAACATCAAAAATAGGGTTCCCCGTGTTTTCTAGCAGATATCGGAATGCAATGCTTTCTTTCTTGGCAACACAACCATCAGGAATAAGCCGAAGAACATTAAATCCAAATAGTAGCACAAGAGGCGAATGGTTTACTTTCCACAAAACTATTCCCGCAAACACAACAAACGGCGATGCTCCTTATGGGTGGATTTATTCTAATGTACCCCACGAAAATTTCCGCTATGGTAGATTGCCACACCCAAATGGCACCAGACCCAGTTCCCTCATAAACAATGCTGATAGACAGGCAGAAAACCCATTCATGTTCTTCTATTTTGCAGAAGGGGAGACTGCGGGAACGCCAAAAACAATTTTTGATTCTAAGGTCGCTCTTGGAACTGGTTGGGATCCAACTTTAGGAACAGGAAAACTAAATCCACAACCTACAGATCCTGGTTACAATCCAAATCAAAGAGGATTTAGAGAAACTGTAGTATTCTCATATACTAACTTCGATTATGATGCAAGCAGATCTGAGTTTGGTGAAGTTCTAACTCCAGAAACACTTCCCTTGTTGCAGGGAGAAGAGGAAGGTGGTGGTGGAGACATAACAAATCCAACACCGATCTCTAACCACCCTATCACCATAAGTCTTACCACAACCGATATCAAAAAGGATATTAGTTGGGCAAGCAAAGATACGTTCAATGGGGTAACACACGGAAAAGATTCTTTCTACTCTTCGGTTCTTCAGATACCAAACTACTTAGAAAGAATTCAAGATATTACAGACCCAGCGGATGATCCGAGTATTGGTCCTAGTAGAAGCAATGAAACATCTGGAAATAGTACAACAACGCTAAATCAGGGTGGTGTTTATGTTACAGGCGGAACAGTTGATATAACATTGAATACAACTATCGGTGCTGTAAATTCAATTGACGTAAAGAACCTTGCAACAAAGTTTCAAACATCAGTCCGAACTGCTAATGGAAATACCTTTGCCGTGATCATGCACGGCAAGACTATACCAAACGCATTTTTGGGTGAGTACAAGTATGTTGCACCACAATCCATGACTCAACAAGAATGGATAAATGCAGATTTTCCGTCAAATGTCAACGTTGAGGGGCAGCATTATGAAAATTTCTATAAAGAGTTTGCATACATTGCATTCAATAGCAAAGAATCACCAATAACTTCACAACTAACTCCAAGTAATCAGATCTCATTCCGCAAATCACCTCATCATGTTTATATCAATTTTGCTCAAACAGAAATGGATGGGCTTTCATTATCGAATGGTGCTACAGGTCTTTCTTACGTTGATCTGGTCACAGGGATACCCACAGTAGCAGAAAAGATTAGTAAACTACAAGCACTGCCCTTGGGTATAACTTGTAGCATAAATTCATACAGCGAGTTTACAAGTGCAACCAAATCAAATGCGTCTGGTACAAATCCAAACATAATCACATGCACAAATAAGACAAGAAAGTTTGTAGGTTTGATAGAAAATGGAAACAAGATTGTTCTTCAAGGTATTGCTGTAAGTGGAACTAGTTCCATTTTTGATTCGACATCACCGAGATATGAACATAATGGTTCAATAGGATCATTTAATCAGGCATATCAACGAAATCTAGTTGACCAAACAACACCACACTACACCATACCACCATCGGGAATTGATCTAGATGGAACTGTGTTACCACCAGCAACAATCAATTTCAGATTCTTAAATCCTGTTTCAGTTGGTACTAAAAATCTTCTTGCATACAAAGTACCTGTTGGCGGAACAAGATTGTTTGGTGCTACACCAAACATAGGCATCACTGCTGGTTCTTATATAAGGATTAGTAACTCCACATCCAATAATGGAATCTATCAGGTTCTTTCGGTTGCAGATGGTATTGAAGGCGATACGGCTTCAAACACCAAAACAAACGGATCTACTGAATACCAATACCTTGAGTTAAGTCGAGCAATAGTGCCTGAAGAACAGGGTAGTAATATAAAGATAGAAAATGTCTCGCATCTTCCTATACTTCATATCAAGTATAGAATACCAGTTTAAAGCAAAACCCCCCGTGTGAAGAGCGGGGGGTTTGCACATGTGGGTGTCAAATCATAACCCACTCGACAGTATTTATGAAAAGAAACAACCCCCGAGAGATCGGGGGTTGTTCGTTGTTTGAGATGTTGTTGGGATTTTATCCCTTCTTATTGGTATTTGCTATCTGAGCAACTTCAGAAACAGCCAATGATGATGATATTTGAATCGAACCAGCCTTGGCTGTGTTCACATTGAACAGTCTTATACTTCCGTTCTGTGGATACACTATTTTCCCAACAGGATTTGATAGGTGATTTCCCTCATCGATATAATCTCCTGGCTGTGCTGCCATGATTCCACCAGAAACACCAGTTGCTCCTCTTGACCCAAAATTATAGAAGTCCCGTGAACCCCGAAGATTCAATGTGGATAGTGGTGCAAGCCGTAGTTCACCAATATTAATTTTGGAACCAGATGATGGTGCGCCTCTATCAACGCATTCCATCATAGTGTAATTTCCAAGATATACTTCATTTACATTGACTAGACCTTCCATCTTTAGCACACATACATGATAGTCCGATTTATCCACACGATTCTTCATTATGATTTGACCAACATCGACTGATGTGGTTCCTTGAATTTCTCCAAGAAGAAGTTGTGTTGTATAGGGATTCAGCGCAGATCCACTTATAGGATCAGATACACCGGGATTTAACAATGGTGTAACAAACTGTCCAAGCAATCCTTGTATTGTGGTAAAGTATGGAACAGAAAATTCTTGTTGATTGGCCCAATACAACTGCTCATGTGCAAGGCTTAGTTCATTCCAATGCTTTACAGAACGATCAGCATAAGTTGCCCCAGCCTTGCTCGTATCATACATCGGCGCATGATCTCGTTTAAAAACAATAGTTGATTTTCTATTATTGATATTGCCAGTATTTCCTGGATAAATGGAAGATAGAACCGATGTTATAGATCCGCTACCAAGAACATGAGTAATTGGAGGACTTTTTACAGTATATCCCTTTCCATTATTTTGAAGTCCTAGTGGTGTCCAGTTCTTTGCTGTTTCTTCATTGTTTATAATAAGATCAGCAAATCTTACGGTACTGGTCAAAAGATTCTTACCCCAACCATTGAGGTCAAATGTCTCGACAGTTAAATCATCAAATGTGAATGATGGATATCTAGGATATTGATTATTGCCTGGTGCTTGCAAGCCTGATGGACCATCCAAATGCTTATATGTTGTAATTGAATGAAATGCTCCACCAGAAATGTATACATCCTTTTGCGAGGATACAGTTAAAGTATTGAACGCTGCAATCTCACCAGACGCACCGAATGTTGAATAACTGGGAACATACTTAACATTGATGGTTCCAACTTTATTGCTATAACCCCAATTGTAGTAATTATTTACCAATGATTTAAGGGTTAGTTTGTCCCAAGTCGAGTTGTATCCAGTAGGAATTGTTGCTGTAAAACTTCCACCAGTGAAAGAAACATCAACACCCATATTTGGATAATATTTCTTAATCCACTGAAGATTTTCGATGCAAGATATCGATGCTGTTAGACCACCACCAAAAGGCATTTCATCGAAATTATATTCGGTTTCTGAGTATAGATGAATAAAATTATCGTCAGCCGCGTTCACATTTCCCTGATTTGAGAAAACGATTTCGTATAGTGAACTGTTGAGCGTGGTTCCCGTTGGATTTGCTGAATTGGTCCATGTGCCACCGGCAGCATTTCCAATAAATCCGCCAAATAAACATGGAGATTTTACCTTTTCGATATACGCTGTATTTCCCGGTAGTAGTCCATCACTATAGCCGAAAAATACTCTATCAACAGAACCGGGACATAATGTTGTACCGGTCCACAGAAATGTATTGGGGGTAATTTGAGTTTTTATTCGCCAGTTTGATGCATGATTCCAATTGAATATATTTGCTGAAGTAGATCCAGTATTTCCAGATCCAACCCATCGATAAGTTGCCATCTTTATTTCTCCTTGGTTTGATTATACCGGTATAGTCAAAAGTTATTTATAATAATGATTTTTTACATTTAATGCCATCTAAAAGAAACAACCCCCTTTCGGGGGTTGTCGGGCAAGAGATGCTATCTCAAGCGGGGTACTAAATGTATTTAGCGGCGACGGCGACCAATCAAGCCAGCCATGCCAAGAAGAGCAATTGCTCCAGGAGCAGGAGCAGAAAGCACAAATGCTCCACCCGCTGTGTTGCCAATGAATGTAGGAAGTTGTCGCCAATCTCCCCAATTATACTGTCCATTATCATCGGTGAACCAGAAGTCTTGAACATTCTGACCTTGTGACCAAACAAACTGATCTCCCGCTGCATCATTGAGAATCGCACCAATGTTCATATAGTATGAACCAGCGGCGAGTTGTGCAACAAATGGCACATAGAATTCATAAACTGGCTGACCAAAGAAGTTGAATTCGCCAGTATCAACAACAGAGATACTGTTGATATCGATGTTAGTGGTAAATGCCTGACCACTAAAATCAGAATTCCACACAACAACTTGAAATCCGCTAAAGTTCTCAATACCTTGATCATTGAATCCGTTGGATGAACCCCACCACTTCAATGAAGAAGTTGTGTACGAATCCTCAAGATCAAAACCTTGCGCTCCACTTTGTGCATAAGTGTATGCACCCTTTGAATCATATGCATCGGAGTAGAAGCCAACCGTGTCAACAACTGGATTGTTTACTACAATGAAATCTGCATTTGCTACTGAGCCACACGACACGGCTGCAACCAAACCAACGATAAAGTTTCTCATTCTGTCTCCTTTTTAGATATCACAGTCACCACCATGGTGTCTGATATGAACATTGTATCATACTTATGTCAATGTCAAGTGGTAAGATCAACAATTTCACACTTGTCACCAGAGCAAGCAAAGGTCTGCGAACTTGCTGTAGTGTCGGTCTTTTCATAATTCTTCAGCAGTGACCAATCTACATTTTTAGGCATTTCTACAAGCAAAGCAGTATATGCAATCTTGGTGCAGTCTTGGTAGGGGGCTTGTCTATAGTTGTGGTCAGAGTGCGGTAAGAAGGAAATGCCACTGATCTCATCGAAGTGCTTATACACGAATGCCCCAACATCCATCCACTCATGCTCACGCACGGTGATGGTGATCGATGGCTTGTGTTCACACCAGTGACGCTGATACTCAAGCCACAACTGAAGATGTTGAATTGCAGTAAGATCATTGCGGGTGATAGAACCCTCTGCCTTCATCGGGAACGAGAAGACCATTGTGTGGTCTGGCTTCATCACGCAAGGCTCTGCGGGGAATCCCATGTCGATCATCATCTGACATAGTGGATCCTTGCGATCCGCACGAACAGTACGAATGTAGTACTCACTGTGACGAGGATGAATACCTGATGCCGAATCGGTCAACTGCGAAACAGTTCCACTTGGCTTGACACAAGTGATTGCCGCAGCAGGATTGATTCCAATGTTTGCTGCCCATGTCTTGTTTGTCTCTTGTGCTTGATTCCGCAATGTTGTGAGAATGTTTTCCAAGGAACCTTCTTCGCCACGCATCATCTTGTTGTCGAGAATGCCTGTGAGCGACACACCAAGGAGTGCCTCTTCCTCGCAGTTCTTCTGCCATGATGATGAAAGATATGGGAAATGGGTGAGCGATGCTTGCCATGTTCCAAGAATAGATGCAAGTTCGACCTTGCGACGCAATGACTCAAGCGTGTCTTCGGGACGAACAACAACTTCAGTGAGGTTGCAGAATTCGCAATCACGAAGAATGATTTCACTGCATGGATTCGTTCCAAACTCATAGTTCGGATCGCGGCGATCACCCAACTTTGCCACAGTCTTCTGTGCTGCTGCACGATTGAAGATTCCGCGCTCTCCGCTCTTGGACTTGTAGAGTGAAACCCACTCGTCCATGAACACGCCGATCTCTGGCTTCTCCTTGTATGCAACTGAGTTGTTTGCAAGTGCGCGTTGTGGATTATCATTCCACCATGCACCTGTCTTTGCATCCCTCATTCGCTCATCTGTGAGATTTGAAAGGGAGATGAGAGCAGAACGTCGGACTCCTCCGACAACGACAATCTCCGCAATCTTACAGACGATATCATGGCATTCGATACTAGTAAGTTTTCGTCCTGAGGCTCGTCTAAAGGTGTCAACGGTGAATCTAAACAGATCTTCCAATGGCTTTGGTCCGCTCGCACGACCTCCAAAAGTTTTAAGTCTTGCTCCCGCAGGGCGAACCTTTGACAAATCCCATTGGGGTACTTGACCTCCAATAAGAAGAGAGACGAGTTCCCTGAAAGCCTTTGCCCAACCCGCCTTCGAATCCTGTACCACAATCGTGGTATCCGAATCAGTGAATGCTTCAGCGATTGTAGGAAGTTTCTCGACATATTGCCTCTCCACAGAAAAGCCTACGCCTGTGCCGCACATCAATATGTAGAGAATTTCATCGAATGCACGGACACGGTTTATGGCAACATATGAACAGTTGTAGCCAGCGGTATTGTCTCGCTTAAGTGCCTCTCCTGCGGTCATAAGAGAACGCATGGAAGGCATGATCTCAAGGTTGAGGACAGCAGTCTTGAGTTCCTGACGAAGTGCAGGATCAAGATTGTATTTCCTATTGTTCGCAAGGTGTTCATCAAAGAACTTGAAGTAGCGTTCCACAGTCTCTTCCCATGTCTCTCGCCTACCCTCCTTTTCTAGCCATCTTGAATATCGTGAGATGAAAATGAAGTGTTGATATGGGGTAGGAAGCATTTGGAAAGAACTCATGTGAAACTGTACTCCTTGTGTTTTTGTTGTGCTGTCTATTTAGCGTCGAGCGATGGATATCGTACACCGAATCTATTTGGATTCAAGCATACTAAAATATTGTTTTATAGATTGTTTTTAGGATACTTCAAACGCTTATTGTGTTTGATTTTTGTGGTGTTGTGTCACTCAAAATATCCATTGAAAAAAACGCTTCCGCGCAACACCATCGTGTTGCCAGTCACGGTTCCAAACGGACGCACTATCAAATTAATGAAGTGACCCGTAGGAACCATGAGCGGAGATTCAAATGACATACTAAATCCCGGTTTCATACTACCAGCCGCTTCAGTTGCCAAAAATCCATGACCACCGATTACAATGGATTTTCCCGATACAGTTGTTGCCGCATCTCCCGTGTTGGTTGCGGCAGCACTTGAGCCGACAGTGACAATGTATGATATGAAAATAGGGTTGGTTGAGGCTGCAACTGATGGAACAGTATCTCCAATGCGAACACCCGTGATGTATAGAGTTTTGCCTGGTCGCGTAACTAATGCTGTTGGATTCTGAAATGCAAATACTGGATAATCTGCATCAGATGCCAGAGTGGAGATGGCAGGAGATGTCCACAACCCACCCAAGTTGTTCAATGCTGGAGCAGATGTGGCAGTCCATGTACCAGCGGTACGAGCGGTTGCACTTGCGGGGTGTCCCGTGGAAGCAGAAGCGCGAGTCACCGTTGGTCCTGGCGTGTTTCCAATCTGTAGTTGGTATGCTCCAGCACCACTTCCTACCATTGTATCTGACCAAGGCTTATCTGTGTTCTGATCGCCAAAGCCAACATTCATACACCCCACATTGATTTGTCGAACAGCCGATGGAACTGCTATATTCACCACTCGGAATCCGACAGGCAAACTCGACGCATTGGCAAACTGTGACTGCGATGATGGACACCGAATGCTTCCTACGAGTACATCATTGATCCAGAAGTTCACAATATTGTTGTCAACCGTGATGAGGTAGTGGTTCATTTCTTCTGGCTCATACGAGCCGTAACCATCTCGGGAAGGAACATTGCGTGTGTCTAATGTTATTTCTGTAATATCAATTGTGTTGCTTGTGATGATGCCCTTCAGTTGACCACCCGAAATGCGTCTGAAAAAGATTCCATCAAGCGGTTGTTGTGTGGCTTGATTGATAAGATATAACAATCCCCATTCGCTTATTGCATTCACCGCTAGAGGACCACCTTCGGAAATCCACATATCCACATAGAGAGGATAGGTTCCGAATGTAGGAAAAGTTCTCCATGTTCTGACATAAGCCGCAGCACCGCTTGTTATCATCGCAGCAATCGCAGCAGAATTGACTGTGAGAACTCCGTTAGCCTGTACAGAGCCTGTGGTTGTTGCAAAAGCATAGAACTGTGTGGTGAGCGGGGTGGTTCCTTCAAATGTTGCATTGAAGATAGTTTGGTCATACCCCACACGAACGCGATAATCATCAGAAGAATCAAAGCCTTTTAAACTCCGCGAACCAAGAATGCTTCCCGCATCTTTTTCTGTACTCAATTTGGCAAATCCAGCACTTATTCCAGTCTGTGGTGTCACCACCTTGAGTTGGTGATATGCATCTATATCCATCAAGTCAACCGAACTGTTTCCACCTGTAATCTTTACGCCCATCTTATAGTTCCTTCCAATCAGAGTACATCAATAGCAGCAAAAGAAAACTCAACTTGGGTCTTTACATACGCATATGCATCAGCAATGGTAAATCCCGATGGGAAAACTGTTGGCATATCTGTGGGTTGCACTGTGTATGTAATCTGTCGTAACACTTCACACTCTCGCCCACGGGCAGTTTCATCATAATATCCATCTAGTCTTATGGCGCAAGATCCGTTTGTGTTAAAAGTAACGGTAGCAATTTTCCAGTATAGCGCAGGAACACCATGGGGAGTTTGTACAATTTGTATGAGTGCCATTATTCAAAATATCCGTTTACTGCAAGGCTGCTTGTGACTACAAGAGTGTTGGCTGTCACTGTTCCGAATGGACGCACTACAAAGTGGAAGTAGTGTCCTGATGGAACCATCAATGGCGAATTAAATTGCACTTCGAATCCAGGCTTATAACTTCCTGTTGCTTCAGTTGCTAAAAATCCATGTCCGCCCACCGTGATGGATTTTCCCGAAACGGTTGATGCAGCATCTGCTGTACTTGTGGCAACCGCACTGCTGCCAACCATGACGATATACGATAGTAAAATGGGGTTAGTTGCAGGTGCAGTAGAAACATATGCTTCTCCAACACGAATACCTGTGATGTATAAAGTTTTTCCAGGAAGTGTGGCAGTTCCTGCTGGATTCTGAAATGCAAACACTGGATAGTCAGCATCTGAAGTAAGTGTGGATATCGCAGGAGATGTCCATAGACCACCAAGGTTATTGACAGCAGGAGCAGTTGTTGCAGTCCATGTACCAGCAGCACGAGCAGTTCCGCTTGCAGGGTGTCCAAATGTTGCACCAGCGCGGGTTACTGTTGGTCCTGGCGTATTACCATTTGCGAACTGATATGATCCGTTACCCAAACCACACAGAACATGCGACCAAGGCTTGTTTGTATTCTGATCACCAAATCCAACATTCACATAACCAACCGAAAGTTGGCGAGCAGGAGATGCCGTACCAGTGTTGACCACACGGAATCCAACAGGATTACCAGATGATGCAGAGAACTGTGCCTGTGCAGCAGGACATGGAATTTCAGCAACAAGCACATCGTTGATCCAGAAGCGGACTATGTCATTGTGGAATACAAGCAGATAGTGATTGGATTCGGTTGGATCGAATGTACCAACACCGTCACGCGCAGGAACATTTGTCGTGGTGATGGTGACATCAGCAACATCTGTAGAGTTATTAGTAACGATTGCCTTTAAAGTACCACCAGAAGTACGACGGAAGAAAATACCGTCAATGGGTTGCGCTGTGGCTTGTGCGGTAAGATACAACAATCCCCATTCGCTGATGACGTTCGCGGCAGTGGGAGCCGTTTCGCGAATCCACATGTCCACATAGGTGGGATAGGTTCCGAATGTTGAGAAATGTCTGTGTGAACGAATATAAGCAGCCTGTCCTGATGTGGTCGATGATCCATTGTTTAGCAACATAAATCCGTTGCTTTGTGCAGTTGTCATCGATGAGAGCGACTGCGACCATGTGGTCGTGAGAATGGTGGCACCTTCAAAGGTTGTATTGAACATTGTCTGATCAATACCGACACGAAGACGATAGTCATCGGAGCATTCAGGAGGAATCACGGTGCGCGTTCCCAATACATCACCGGAATCCACTTCCGTACTCAACTGGACAAATCCTGCGTTCTCCTCAGTCTGAGGAGTTACCACTTGCAATTCATATGTTGAACTCACATTTGCAAGACCAGCAGTATTATTTCCACCCTTAATATTAACGCCCATTGTTTCTCCTTTAGATTCCCAAGCACTCTATCTTGTATTTACCGTAAGTACCCTCTGGGGCATGACCGATGATATCAAAGCCTACTCCAGCCACTATGTTATTTATCTCAAATCGAACACCTTCAAGTATTGCATCTTCAGGATCGTGATCATTTGTTGTCATTCCAAGAACCTTGCAATTTATAAAAGTATCTGCTGCTACCCACGATTGACCAGTTATGGTCTTGATTGCATATGTCTCTTCTTTATGCAGGAGCATGACCGAACCTGTTACTCCGACAGGATCCCATAGACTTGCGGGTAACTTATCACCAAGTTTGGCAATAGTCAGACCAATTATATCTTCTGCCACATAACTTGTACCAGAAGTTGCTCCATAGAATGGTGGCTTCATCGTGACTGTGAGAAAATCCGCAACACCCGAAGGAAGAGGGTCTGTCCTGTACCAATCTGCTCCGGCGACAGTCCCCACAACCGCAATACTTTCCGTTGCATTCAACATTACAGCAGTAATGCCAACCAAGTTTTCTATATCCCCCCTCGACGCAAAATCAATTACGGGTACTCCAAGTGATGGAATGATCACATCAAACTGCAACTCATTTATTACCGATGAGAAGTCTATCGTAGTGATCGTTGATCCAGCCGCACCACCTCCACCACCACTTGCGGATATTGTTAGTGTGTTTCCGCTTGGAGTAATTGTAATATTTGTTCCTGCGGCAATTCCAACTGCACCCGTCAATCCGTTCAATGATGCAACGTAGTTTACGAATGTGACTGCACCTGTTTGTCCATTGAAAGATGTTACGCCAGTTGCGGCAGAACTACTAGAAACAGTACCCCAATAGAGTTGTCCACTTCCATTGGTGAACATCGCCTGACCACTGGTTCCTTGTGCAGCGGGGAATGTGTATCCCCATGTCGATGGACCATAGATCTGATCGTAATCACCATCAGATATTTGTAATCCTTGTGTAACTAAAAATATTCTTTGGGATCCAGAGGAAAATAAATATGGAGAAGAACCACTATATTCAAAACCATACGCTGCGACTGTATTTGTATTCGTTCCATCTGTATTGAATATAGTACCCGTCGTAGCATCCAATTTAACTTGGTTTGGTGAAGAAGTAGCATCAAATGATCTTGCAGAAACTGTTCCAGATGATGGCACATATGACAATGGTGTTGTAACATTGTCAATCAATAGACTTTGTTCACCAGCAGTCGCAGCAAAAACAAGATAACGAGTAGAGTTGTTATTCGTGCTGCCAATCATCACTGTACTTGCACTTAACCCAGTGACTGCACCAGTTCTTCCATTGACGGAAGAAACATAATTTATAAACGAGATTGCTCCCGTAGAGCCATTGAACGAAGAAACATAGTCTGTTGGAATAGCACCTGTTGCACCCGTAGCACCTGTTGCACCAGTAGCACCTGTTGCGCCTGTGGCACCTGTTGCGCCTGTGGCACCTGTTGCGCCTGTGGCACCTGTTGCACCTGTTGCGCCTGTTGCGCCTGTCAGACCAATATCACCTGTGGCACCTGTTGCACCAGTAGCACCAGTAGCACCCGTGGCACCTGTTGCACCAGTAGCACCCGTGGCACCTGTTGCGCCTGTCAGACCAATATCACCTGTTGCGCCTGTGGCACCTGTTGCGCCTGTTGCACCAGTAGCACCAGTAGCACCAGTAGCACCCGTGGCACCTGTAGCACCTGTTGCGCCTGTGGCACCTGTTGCACCAGTAGCACCTGTTGCGCCTGTGGCACCTGTTGCGCCTGTGGCACCTGTTGCGCCTGTGGCACCCCCACCACTTCCACTTGAGGAAATGGTGAATGTATTTCCACTCTGTGTGATTGTTACATTGCTTCCTGCGGTGATCCCTATTGCACCAGTAAGACCATTGAACGAAATGACATAATCGGTTGGAATGGCACCTGTTGGACCAGTGGCTCCTGTTGCACCCGTTGGTCCAGTAGCACCCGTCGAACCCGTTGCGCCAGTGGCACCTGTGGAACCAGAACCGCCACCACCACCCACTATTTGTATGGTTTCTCCAGTTGTACCACCAACATACAAAATGGCATCTGCCACATTGACGGCAAGTTCGCCGTATGTGAGTCCAGAGGGAACAACCCCCGCAGTTAAGCCTCTCTTGATCTTGATGGTAGTATCTGCCATTTTTATCCCTTATTTACATATTTATTTCTTCTAGAAGACACCACCATCAATCAAAGATGGCATTGATCCTGTGGCACCAGTTGCTCCTGTAGCACCCGTTGGTCCTTGCGGTCCAGTTGCCCCAAGATATCCCGTGGCGGTTGAAACTTTATCCCAAGCAGAACCATTCCAAACCCATGTGATGTTTCCGAACACATAGGTCTGATTGAGAGAGGGGCTGTTTGGGAAATTTATAGACATTTTAGACTAGTTCAAACCATGACATATCTGCGGTAATTTGAGTTCCATCCACTAGTGGAGTCATAGTCAATACAAAAGTATCGCTGATCCCCGTCTGTGTTCTTCCGAGTTGGAAGTTGAAGTCATTGATGTTGGAAATATCCAATGATCCACTGCTACTGATGTAGCCACCGATGATGTCGGTTCCACCGGAGACTGCTGTGGCAGTTATGTTGTAATCGACATTTCCGTTGAAATGAGTTGTCCATGTATTTCCTGTTAGGGTTGGATTCAACAGAATTCTATATTGCACAGTTTGCGGCTTGTTGTTTTGTCCTGGCTCAATAACAGCAGATATGTTGGATGGAATAATGACACTATCCAATCTTTGTGAATTCAATCGAAGTGCAACAATGGGATATTGAACTCCTGCTGTGGTGAGTGTGGCTAGAGTTGAACCGGATTTAGTGATATTGTATCTTCTGCTGAATCCTTCATATCCACCTTCGCTCATGACCGTTGAGCATATCTGATGCATTGTGCTTCCACTTGCTTGGGCAGTCTTATTCTCAAGTTCATATCGACATGGAAGAACTGCTGTTGTCATGTATGTCGTTGGGTGAACATTGTCATTGTGAAATGTATGCGCTATGACTGGTCTGCCATCCACAAAGAAGCCAGTCCTGACATCTCCAACACCAAGCCATTCTATGTCAGTCCAGAAGATGTTTCCCTTGGTGACATCGAATGTTCTTCCAGAAGCACCACTTCCATCGAACTTATCTCCGTTCCATGAAGACTGTTCGATCTTCGTGATTGTATTCAACGACTGACTTGCAAGGCATATGGATAGGGTCAATCCATCTTGTTGCAGATAGACTCCGTTTGCGGGAACACCGAATGTAGCACCACCAGAGATTCCAAAATATCCAACTCGCTGCAACAGCCCATCCTTTGGCGTATTCATTGTGAACGTGTTGATTATCAAAAGGGACTTTCCTGGCTGATATGCAAATACTCTCTTGGTTTCCCGAGTTACCTTGCTTCCTGCCGTAACTCCTACTACCATGTGGACGGCACTCTCGTTTATGGCAAATGTCGCAGTCCCACCAGTGACACCGAATGTATCCCACTTGTCGTTCATCTGATATCTGTGCTGACTGTCGAACAAAGTGTATGGTTGGGAAACCTTGAGGCGGTTGAAACCATCCACAGCATTGCCAACAAACCCAACCTCGTTGTTGAAAAGATAACTCATATGATTCTCCATCCATTCCTGTAGATCATCTGAATGGCTCCGTTGTTCAGGTTCAGCACAGCACTGCTCTTGTTGTCTATCATTGCACCACAGGATCCCTGTATGGTGATCTGCCTGTGGACTCCATCGCCAGCATGACCGCTCTCGTCCTTCACAACCATTTCCTTGCCATTGACGATGTTGTAGGGAAGTATGACGGTCACAGGACCATTGTAACTAACACCAATGTAATAATCATTTCCCGTGGCATAATAGGTATTTCCCGTGACGGCAGTTGTGTTATAAACTGCGTTCAATGCACCAGTGCCGATGAAATCAACCCAAATGATTCCTGAGTCATCAGTCACGGCATGGTACAGAACACCAGCATCGGTATCGAACCACATGTCTCCAGCGGACATTCCCGTTGGAGCATTGTCCTGCTCGTAGAATCGAACCGTACCTGATCCACCACCGCCACCAGTGATGTTGACAATGACACCGCCACCAGCCTGTGTGACGCTGACTCCACTTCCACGGAAGTCTATGTCATTGATGGTGGATCGAATGTACTTGCCATTCAACTTTACACCGACACCACCACCCGATGCAGCAAGCCAATCAAGTTTGGAGAGATCGAAGTTCTTGTTTGCAAGAGGAGCAAAGATCTTCTCCATCTTATCAAGAAGGTTCTTGCTGTCGAGCGTGACTATCTTCTTGGTCTTGTCGTAGACAAGTGGATACTGAACATCGATGATGGCGTCCTCACCAGCATCTCCCTTCTCACCCTTATCTCCCTTTGGACCTTGGATTCCCTGTTCACCACGATCACCCTTCGGTCCTTGCGATCCTACCTCGCCCCTCTCGCCTTTCTCGCCCTTTGAACCTTGGAGTCCCTGCGGACCCCTTTCTCCTTTTTGACCTTTGATTCCGCGCTCGCCTCTTGCTCCTTGCTCTCCACGCTCTCCTTGGATTCCTTGCGGTCCTTGAAGACCGATTTCTCCTTGCGCTCCTTGGTCGCCTTTTTCACCTTTTTGACCTTGGTCGCCTTTTGATCCTTGCTCTCCGCGATCTCCTTGGATTCCTTGCTCTCCCCGTTCACCTCTTGGACCAGGTTCGCCAATATCTCCCTTTTCGCCTTTCTCGCCGCGTTCTCCCTTCTCCCCCTGCTGTCCCTGCGCCCCAACTGCACCTCTTTCTCCAGGAAAGCCAGTATAGCCTCGCTCTCCGCGCTCACCTTTTTCCCCTTTTGGACCCGGTATTCCACCAATTGCTTTACTTTGTTCCGTAATCGCTTTAGGCTTTTCTTTCCGAGTTTTCTCAAGGGGTATCTCCTTTGGAATGCTTCTCTCCACAAGTGAGAACATCATGTCTATCTTGAGCGGATCTCCGACAAGAACAACATGTCCGACATCTTCATTGAAGAGACAAATTCTATGATTGCCTTCGCCTTTTCGGTAGATGAATGGGTGTATGACTTCGGATTCCGAAACCACACTGAAGTTTATTCCACGGGGGACATCCTTTAGGTTCGACTTCAACGAGAAAACATCACCAAGGTTTCCCTTAGAGATGCTTCCTGAGCCAATGAAGCCGCTAAAGTTGTCAACCATCCTGTGGAATCCTCATCTACAATACACCTGTATTTAGGTTTACTTGTAGATTGCCTTCCACGAATACGGGAACAGAGGTTCGATGAGTTTAGCAATGGCTGCTGCGTATTCCCTAACTTCCCATTGTGCATGATCATCGGATCGTAATGAACAAACTCTTGCGTATCCTGCAAGAGAACCCGTCCACCACCATTCTGTGTACATGGATTGAGGAAGAGCAAATCTAGCCTGTTCTGGTGCCACACCAGCGGCTAGGAGTTCCTTGTAGGTGTCAAGGGCATCATCACAGAGATTCTTGTACGATTCGTCCTGCATCGTGGTACCAGTCATAAATTCTGAACTACCTTGCTTGGCACCATTGGTGGGCGCACCACGCCAAAACGGTGTGTAGTACTCAGGTTCTTCTTTGACATAGCGACGAGAAACCTCATTCTCCACGAATCCAACCTTGTGTTTGAAAAGTTGTGTTCGAATGGAGATTGGTGCTTTGATGTGAAGACAGATCTGTGGATGTGCGAATGGAGTCCAATGTTTATTTCTTGCAAGATAATTGATTAGATTTCCATCTTCCTTCTCACGGAATTTAGAAACTTCTTTTGCAAAAGACACACGGGCAGCATTAACCACCATGAGGTCATTCCCCATATGATCAATGTATCTGACGAAACCCTTGTCGAGAACATTTATCTTTTTCGGATCATTCGGCTTGTTCTGCTGTATTCCCTGAAAGATCAACATATGTAAACTCCACTCCTTCTACATCAGTAAATGTCTTTGCGTAATCAACTGCTCGTTTCCAAAGTTCAGGATTTATTTCTTTGATGTATTCCTGAAAATGATGTGTGAACTGAAGAAATGCTTGTGTCAGCATTTCGGCTTCTTCTCGTTCATCGTCGTTTAGGTTGTCACTTTCTTCCATCGGGAAAACCTCAATTTGGCTTCTGCGCCACTGCATATGCTGCTCTTCATGGCTTTCTGTATGCTAGACACGCTCATGCCAGCGACAACCATGTCGTTTATATCTTTTTGTGTGATTCCACTATCCCACACCACAACTTCATGCCCAAGGTCGATGTGTTTCTTCAACTGAGAAACAACAGCGATGTTTCTAGGCTCATTATCTAGTGCGAATATCAATCTTCTTCCTAACAAAGGCTTTGGAATATTTGAACCATCATTGATTCCAATCATTGCCACAGCATTTGGAATAAAGAGTGAGTCGAGTGGACCTTCGAAGACATAGACATCTCCATCGGAGTCTAGACGTTCCATCCCATACCACAACTTCTCAATGGTCTTGTCTCCCTTGAGAGTGATGTATCGTGCTGTTCTTCGTGCATTCCGATCATCAACAATCGACAATGCTCTTCCTTGAGCAGCAACCATGCTGCCATGCTTGTCAAAGATTGGAATGACAAGTCTTGGAACAGATTCAACTGCTGCTTCAGGATCTACAAGTTTTGCCCATTTTGCAAAGTCACTTGAATAGTAGAGTATGTCCCAATGCTTTCTTGGTATCTGCCTCAACTCTACAAACTGCCTACAGACATGATTGTCTGGAAGATCAGAAACTTTCTTCAGTTTGTCGAGTGGTGTGCCTTCCTTTGCTTCAAAAGGCTTCTTGAAAAGCCCGAACATCTCTTCCTCCTTTGGTTTGGTGTAGTTTGAATGCCCCATCTCACCGTTTCTCCACCGTTCAAGGGAGTACTCTTTGCACATCGCTGGTGCAAAGAGTTCAAGAAACTTATACATCGTGTGACTTGCACCACAGTTATGACATCTGAAAAACATGTCATTTTGCTTTTGGTAGAAATATCCACGCGCCTTTGCCTTGTTCTTCTTTGAGTCTCCGCAAAGAGGACAACGAAAATTGGCTAGATCCTGCTTCTTCCAAGCGAATCTATCAAGACGCGGTGAGAGAAGATTTATGTACTTCTTGTCGATGAAAAGTGACATTAGTCGAAATTCCAGTCATCATATTTATCGTTTGCGGAAGGTACTCCGTTTCCCTTTCCGTTGTTCTTAACACCATCTTCACTCTTCCCAAAGCCCTCGTCCCCGACGATTGGGCTATCTACATCAAACAACTTCATCTTCGATCTATCGATCCCAACAACAAACTTCTTGCTACGAGAGATATCGTTGTAGCGATTCTTCAACTGCTTGACCATGACCTGACCCTGCTCCTCAAGTTCCTCGGTGGAGATCAGGGCAAACATGAGATCGGCAGTCGCGGGAAGTCCGAACGATTCGGATGTATTCTCAAGCCCCACATCGGTATTGTTGAATCCACCTCGGTTGACCTGAGTCGCTGAGAAGATCGGAACCTCAAACTCAACTGCAAGACCACGAAGTTCCTCAGCGATTGCCTTGACGAATGTATAGGAGTTTACCGATGCATTCATCTTCAGTCGAGCAGAGGCACAGATGTTCAGATAGTCGATGAAGATGATGTCTGGCTGAAAGTTCTTCTTCATCTTCAAGTCGTTCAGCAATGCACGGAAATGGTTCGCATTGGCAGTTGCCGTAGGATACTCCTTGATGATGAGCCTACCCGTGTACTTCTTCCGAATCTGCTGCATCTTCTTGTTGTACAGATCGGCAGGAAGTTTCTTCAGATCCTCCATCGGAAGATCCATAAGGTTGGCATCGATGCGTTCTGCAATTCGTTCCTCTGCCATCTCACAAGTGATGTAGAGGACATCAAGGTTCTGTGTCAGGCAAGCCGATGCATGGTGACACATGAACAAGGACTTACCCACACCCGTACCCGCCATGATGATGTTGAGGGTCTTGCGGGGAACACCACCGTTCGTGATGGTGTTGAACTGCTCAATATCGAATGGAATCTTGTTCTCCACCCTGTGGTAGAACTCGTATCGCTTTCCGTAGTCTTCGATGTAGTCGTGACCGATGTTCGTGTCGAATGAAACGGCAAGCGCATCAGAAAGCATCTTGGGCAAAGATCCAACATCCTTGTCTTTGGACTTTCCATCGATGATGTGGATCGACTCAAGGATGGCATTGTAGATTGCCTTGTCCTTGCAGAACTTTTCTGTGTGGTCAATAAGCCACTCAAGATCAGGACTCTTGCTGTCATCGAACATCTTGTCAAGGTTCTGAATGCATTGCTTCATCACCTCTGGTTCGACATTCGTCTTGGCATCAAGAATGATTTCCAAGGCACCGCGAGTGGGCATGGAGTTGTACTTGTCGAGATAGTCAGACACCATTCTGAAGATAATCTTGGTGTCCCTATCAGCGAAATAGTCCTCCTTGAGGAAGGGGAGGACTTTTCGGAAGTACTGGTCGTTGCGTGTGAGTTCACGCAGGATGGTCAGTTCAATCATGTAGGTAAGTATAGTGTCGGATCAGGTGATGTCAAGGTTGCTTATCAAACAAGTTTAAATAATCGTTTGCAACAAATAGAACATCTTGGTGTGCAACAACACCATTATAGGGGAGATCGTCTATAGAACAAATTGGTGTAAACGAATTATGCTTCAACCACTCAACCACCATATCTTGGGTTGGAGATCCTTTATTGTAATCATATAGTCCAGTTGCAGTTTCCAAAACTAAACATTTAGATTTGGAAATCAAAGTCTTTCCGCCTATTAATGCATCTAACTCTGCCCCCTGAATATCCATTTTTATCATGTCAAAAATATCATCAGAAAATATTTTGTCTAGCGTTTGTGTGACTATTGTTTCATAACAGTCAGCATTAAAATGCTGCGTAGTTTCTAGATAATATGATCTCCCCGTAGAAAAAGAATCTCCATGGGGGTTGCTATAAAAACTAACCTCTTTTTCTTTATCTGATAAACAAGCACAGACAAAGCGAAACCCTTTACTATCAATAGCATTTTTGTGATTGCAATTTCCATCAACACAAACAATATTGGTTTTAGGAACACAGTTGGTGACAATTTCCGCCCAGTGTCCCTGATTGCATCCTATATCAAGAACGGTTTTAACATCAAGTATATTGACAAGTTCACAAATAGAATATTTTATAAGGGGATATGGCATTTACACTTCCTTAAGTACTAGACTCAATGCTAACTTTTCTATGGATTTAGGATCCCGAACACAAATATAATCATCTTTATATGATGGCAAAACTATTTGAAATACAAAATATCCTAGAGTTTTCAAAAAACTAACAACATCATTTACTGTAAATCCAAATTTTATCAATTGGTGTGCTTCTAATTCTATGAAGATTGGGGGTAGGTTTTTTTCTAGAGTTTTTCTTGCACCACGCAAAACATGGAGTTCATATCCCTGCACATCTATTTTAATGAATCCAACACTCGGCAAATTTAAATCATCAATCGAAATAGTTTCTGTAGTCTCCCCACCAAAACCAACCGATGTATCCCCGATATTTACCCAAGATGCATTGTAATCAACTTGATTTAACTGAACAACATCTCCAGATCTTTCACCAACACACCGACAATAAGTATCGCAGTTCATTATGCCGTTGGCATTCAAATTTTTTACAAGTTGATCATAAACTAGTTTTTGTGGTTCAAAACAAATAAGTTTACCATCAGAATCAAGCAGTTTTCCCATAACAACAGAGTTGTATCCAAAATTAGCACCACAGTCGATAGAAATACTGTTTCTGTTAAGTAAACTTTCTACAACAACCCTGAAATGTTCCTCCCAACAATCGCCACGCATCATATGTTGTGAAATAGCATCATTTGGGAATAGATAAAATATTCCATCTTTGTTTTCATACTTTATTAAGTTCATAACAGTTCTCTTTCACTTTTTGCTAGTGCTGATCCAACAACTTGATGCATGTCATAGTATTTGTAGTCTGCTAGACGACCACCAAAGATATACTTATCATTATTTATCCTCTCCTGATAACGGCGGAACAAGGTGTTGTTCTTTTCGTCATTGATTGGGTAGAATTTTTCTTTAGATGTATCCCAATCCTGTGGATACTCTCGGGTGATGATCGTATAGTTTTGCTTGCCGAAGTTGAAGTGTTTGTGTTCACATATGCGTGTAAAAGGAATGTCTACATTAGTATAGTTCACTATTGCCACCCCTTGATAGTCAGGAATGTGCAAAGTCTCATGTTCAAAGCGAAGACTACGCCACTCAAGAGTCCCCAAATCATAGTCAAAGAACTCATCAATTGCTCCGGTATACACAATCTTTTTTGCAACCGAATTCCACCTGTCTCGTTCCTTGAGATAATCGACTCCCAACTCAATAGGAATGCCGTCAAGTAGTCTTTCGAAAATGGCTGTGTATCCATTTACGGGTATACCTTGATATCTGTCATTGAAATAATTGTCATCATAGGTCAGTCGAATCGGAAGACGCTTAATGATAAACGAAGGAAGATCCTTGGGATCTCTGTTCCATTGCTTGGTTGTATAGCCGCAGATGAACTTCTTGTATATCTCCTCCCCAACTTGAGTCAATATCCATTCTTTTAGATTCTGTGGGTTTTGAATATCGACTCGCACTTCATTCAACTTGCGTTCTGCCTCCTGTGGTGTCTTAGTTCCCCATAGTTGGTAAAGAGTCATCATGTTGATAGGAAATGAATAGAGAGATCCATCGTGGAGTACCTTGGGACGCAGAACGAAGTGATTGAACTCCGACCATCGATTCATGTAATCCCAAATACGCTTGCTGTCAGTATGAAATATATGGGGTCCATATTCATGAACATGAATCCCCCCCTCATTGCGGGTGAAACAGTTTCCACCAATATGGTTTCTTTTATCGATGACTAGACACTTGGCACCGCGATCAGTCATTTCCCGCGCGAATACTGAACCAAAGATACCAGCACCGACTATCAAATAATCATACATTTAAACACCCCAATATGTACTCCCCAACTTTGTCCCGATTAAAACAGGAGGTTATCATATTCATTTGATATTCCATGCACATATTATAATAATCATCATCGCAATCTATCCGTTCAATTATTATCTTTGCTTGCTCAGGAACCTTGAATATTAACGAAGGGTGAATTGGATTTCCCATCGGGAATACTAAATCTGTCTCCTGCATGACACAAAGACACCCCATACCAAATCCTTCGAAGAGACGACTACAAAGATGTCCTGTACCATTCAGATGCAAAAACGATCTGTGCTTTTTGAACAAAGACAAATACTCTTCTTTTTGTAGCCTCTCTTTATACCAATTGATACAGTTTAATCGTTCCATTGCTATAAGCATGTCATATCGATTAACCCACTCATCGGGCAATCCAAGTTCAACTCTAAGAAGTGGATCCCCTATAAAGAAACACCCCTTTCCAGTAATATCGTTGTGCTTCGGTGGGGATCCATACAAAACATTACAAGCCTTTCCGTCAAAAGTCAAAAACGGAAACGGCTTTACTTTTGCCATATAATCCCAGATATGAGTTCTTCTGTATTCTCGCTTCAAAATCAAATCAACACCGCATTCATTTTTCTGCAACCAGTTTAGCCCACTCATCGCAAATGCGCGATCACCAACATCTATTATTACTAGTTTTCCATAACTTATGAGTTTCAACTGATCAAAAATAGACTTATACAACGATGAGTATTTTTCTGAAGACCCCCAAGTTCTAGGCTGAAGATACTCATCTTTCAATTCTTTTTTGGGAACACCACCATCACTCAATCTAACCCAATGACTCCACGCAATTTCATCATCTAGTTTGCAAACATCACAATCCATGAGAACAAGATCGTAAGTCTGCCTACCGATGTTGTTGTAGTCTATCTTCCAAGTGGATGGAAAAAAATTTTCATAGAGATACTGATATCTTCGTTCAACATCAACTAGTAGAACATTCACAGGAGTTCTCCCATGTCCGAACGAACTCTGATAGATTTATCTTCGTACTTTCCGGACAAAGCATCTTGATAACTCTCAAAATATCCAGTCTGCGATCCTTGAGCCACTATTGGTGGCTCAAGCCAATATACCTTCATTCCATAACACCTAAACCAGAACGATAGTTCATGATCGGGTGGAAACGCAATTCCGTGTGAAACCATTCCATTATAGATTTCTTGTACAGAACTTCGCTTCAAAAGAACTGAGTCCGCACATCTATCGGCTGGGTGATCTTTGTGATACCAATATACACCCTCTCGTAATTCCGCAGAAGAAATGTGTTTCCCTGCACCCTGCCCTATGAAAGCCGCAGACCAGTCTGAAGGAATACATCGCAAATATTCATTCAAAATAGAAACAAAATTCTCACATAAAATAACATCATCTTCCATCAAGAACATGTACTCTTTTTTAGATTCTGTCAAAAATCGCCTGAAAGCCTCTTTGTGCTTCATGCAATTCGACACATCCGCTGGCTTCATAGGATACAAGTAAGGAGAATATCCAGTTGGACTCCTGCGTTGATACTCCCATAGATTCATCTTAAAATTGTCATAAACCTGCTGATATGATAGTTGTTCTCTATCAAAATTTTCAACGAAAGTAGCAATAATTCCTTCTTTATCAAATTGACGCAGCAAAAATTTCTTACGCTCTACGAGAGGTGTGTAATGCACAACATAGCATTCAAAATCATCAAACTTCATTTATAATCTCCTCAGTCAAGAAAATATCTCAAGAAAATCTTGAACTGAAATCAAGTTTATTTCTTCTTCGGGAAATGCCTTTAGAGTTTCAAAATCATAGCCATCATCATAGACAATTTCCATGGGTGCATTCTTATTCTTTCTGATAACACCCACACCATGATCAATATCGACTACACAAGTGGTCAATTCGTCACAATATTTTTCAACAACAGCATGGACAACCTTAAAGCCATCGCCATTCCATGTCATCATACCAGGAGACATATCTTTCATCTTTACAGAAAATTGTTTTTCGCCAGGATAGCAATCATGCATAAAGATGGTGCCATTCGGATTCAAAACCTTGAGTGCATTGTTTAGATCTCTACAGACATATTCAGAATCATGGTGTCCATCGATGAAAATAATATCATATGTTCTATTACAATGATTGGCAAAAAACTCATCGCTTGTAATCGAATAAGTTACTTCAGGACATGCTGGTGTAGGATCAACTCCATGTTTCAATTGACAGTTTATTGCACGAATACATTCTCCATACCGAACACCAATCTCAAGATAACTTGAATACCCAAACTTAGATATTAGATGATTTATCACGCCCATTCTATTGCTTATCATTATACCTCCAGAAACACTTTATTGAATTTTTCCATCACGGTTTTTGGGCTGAACTTGTCAACCAAATGCCTATATGTTTTTTTCTCTGAACGCATAAGGGAATCCATCTTGTTCAAGAGATCCTTCTTGTCTGCGTACAGCATATCGGCGTCTTGAAGAATGTCAAGATGATGCTTATCATTACCGCCATTCCACGCAAGAACTGGTCTGTTTCCATAGAGGAATTCACATATTGCAAGACCGAACGACTCTCCCATTGACCGCGCATGAATCATGGCATCGCAAGAGTCAACCACATTTGCCTTCAACTGCATGTCAGAAAACCCCTTGTAAAACTTTATTCTTGGGTGTTCTGTGAACGGATTTGTGTTGAAAAACACGAACCAAGCAGTCTCGTTGGCATCAACGAACTCAACTATGGCTTCCTTGACAAAAGGAATATCGAACTGATCCTCTCCACCATATCTACCGAACACAAATGCTTCTGTGGGAATTCCTAGTTTTTCCCTCATGTTTTCTACTGGGTCGGGAAGACTGACTATGTGCGGAACAAACGGAGCCTTTCCGCCCGTCATCTTCTCAGATAACCATTGTGAGACATAAGCATAAACATCTCCATGCGGCTGATATGCTTGAAAAACTGCATGGATTAGATTTCTTTTATTTGACAATAAACCATCAAACTCCCCACTCTTAATCATGTAGCAGCAATCGACATCAAGATGATCGCAAAGTGATTTGAATTGTTCTCTACTACTATAAGAGTAGACCTTGTCGGGAAATCTACGAACAAACTTTTCAATTGCTTGCTCATCATTGAATCTAGAATTTGCATCGAAAGCAATAAAACTATTGTTTCCTAACAGGTCTTCGTTAAAACGCGCGTAGTCAAATAAAGCAACACTGGTCCCTCGCAGACAGAGTTGATTCTCATGAAACAACACTTTCAAGGAACTATCCTTCCACTAAAATTCTTCAAAGAATCATGCATTCCCTGCATATCAAATTTTCCGTTGCATATTTGTTCACATCTACGAACAAACAATTCAACATTATGATTAAATCTACCCTGATACAAATGATACACTCTATCTTGAAATAGAGTGCCTATACCATACAAGCCATAATTAGAAAGTCTCCACACCCCCTCCACAGGTACACTATCAAATCTAGTTGGGTAGAGACACTTATATCTCTTTCTTTTTTCTTCAGCAATATAACTCACTTCTTGAGCAACATCAGATCGCTTTGTTTCGGAAAAAGAAGGTTGACCAAGTTGTTCGTAACAAGCCTTTGTTATTACAAAGAATGATGGAGCCGCAAAGATATGTGTGAATGGTGGAATGTGATTTGATGCTTGTGCAAGACCAACAAATGTGTTGTTTTCAACAGCATATGCTACAGACTCATCAACAATTTCTCTGTCGAGAGGAACACAATCTGCATCAAAGAAAATAAAAACATCAGAGTCCAAACCTCTGCAAATCTGATCCATCCACGCACCGTGGGGATAATTTGCTTTTGTGTAATTTATTGGCAATTCAAATCTATCAAATACTTTCTTTTGTGCATCAACAACTCGGGGATCCACGTTTTGCCAGTGAAGAGAATGTGCTGTTATTTTCATATGCTCACCTTTATGATTGTTCTATCTGCGGTTTCATTTCTGTCAACCACAGAATACTTTGATGTATTAAGACCTTCCGATTTCCAATCAATTTCACCACGCCACATTGCTTGTATACGCTTTATGTTGCCATCATACGCAACATTGTTAATACCTCTTGGGTGGTCAAGAGACTTGAATATTCCAGGCGACTTGCGCTGAACCTTCAATTTTGCAAGATGGCATCTGTAAAGAAGATCGTCGTCTTCCCCACCCCACCCAACATACTCATTGCTATACCCATTTATCTTTGTGAAATCTTCTCTGGTGAACATAACAACACCACCAAAATATCCCTCATATGGAAGACCATAGTTGAATTGACTCGCAGCGACTGCAAGATGCGTTGGATTTGGTTCGTATGAATAATCTGTTGTCTTTGGAACCATATCAACATCATGGAATACAAAATAATCACAGTCCGAATCGGCTTCAAGAAAACCAATGTTCCGCATAAGACCACGATGAAATGTCTTACCAGATTCTTGTTCAATAACATAGATCTTTCGAACTATGTTTTGCTTGTCAAGATATTCGTTTAGTTCGGGGAGAAGAATTTTTAAATTCTCTTCTCTATCCCTATAGGGAATAACCACTGCCAACTTATGAACTTGCTGTTCCATACTTGAACTCCTTTGCAACCGCTTCCTCAAGACGCTTCATCACATCTGTCGTGAAGTACTTCTCGGGATTCTCATTAATGTTCTTCTCAAATGCCGTTGTGCCATCGGGAAGTTCGATGCGAGTCGATACCTTCTTGAAGATGCCATGAGTCAATGCAATCTCCACAAGACCATAGTATCGATTCAGACCACTGTCGTAGTTCAACTGAACATCGACCATCTGATTCTCTTTGGTCAGACGAGACTTATACAACTTGCAATGAATGATGTTTCCGATGACATCGCCATCCGCATTCTTTTCCTTCTTCTTAGAAAGGTAGACGATGGTGGATGCGGCATACTTCAGACCGCTACCACCACCCATCTCCTTCGTTGGGACATACGCGCCCACAACATCATATGTGTGGTTCGTCATCACAAGGGGAATCCTTGCCTTGCCCAACTTCATCGTGAGGACTCGGAATGTCGCCTTCACTCCCTGCGCCCGTGTCATGTCTCTGACATTCTTGCCCTCTGCCGAATCGTTCATTTCCTTCTCGGTTGACAACATTCCAAGAGAATCAAGAACGATCATCATGGGCTTGCGCTCAGACTCGTCCATCTCAAGGATCTTGTCAACAATCGACACGCATTGAGTCTTGAATTCCTCAATGGTGGCAACTGGAAACACAGCGACTCTCTTGGAGTCAACACCGCGACCTTCGAACATGTCGGATGTGACCGCTTGTTCTGAGTCGAAGTAGAGAACCATACCCTCGGGATTGTTCTTGAGGAACTGCGCTACAATCCCAAGGGTAAAGTAAGTCTTTCCCGTGGCAGATTCACCCGCAAGGGCAATGATCTTGTTGTCCGCTACTCCTCCGTACAAGGAACCAGAAAGAAGCGCATTGAAAGCATACGAACCAGTGTCAACAAATCCCGCGACATCTGCTCCGTCGATTCCATCCTCAACGATGCTGGCAAACTTATTGCCAGACTCTTTCACAATCTGCTTTAAGAAATTCAAGGTTTATTCTCCAGAGAGTTTGAGCGAAACGGGCTTCACGCCACCAGTTGGCATGACAAGACCTGAGCCAAAGCCTGTGCTATATTCGTTTGCTGTATTCTCTTCTGGATCGACGCAGTACAGAACCTTGTCTGTTGCAATCGTAACGCTTTCTTCCTTAGCAAATGGAATCCAAGGAACAAGACCGACTTCTCCCTTGTTAATCATCACAAGCATCGCTGGCTTCTTCAGCGTGAGTGTGCTTCCATTGTCGGTAACGCTTGCGAGAAGATTTTCACCCGTAACCAATCTAACCAATTTTGTAGCCATGATATTCTCCTTATGTTAGGCTTCACTTCATTGTACTATAGGTATACACACTGTCAATACTCTTCGTCAGTATTTGTGTCGTAGTTAAAATTTGTTGCACCCGATGCACTCCAACGATCTTGGTTCTCGCAGAACCACTTGCGCGTAGAAAATTTAAAGTATGGAATCTTGAGATCAGATGATGGAGTTTGTGATTGATGTCTCCATATGATTCTATTGTTGGGCTGTGCTGCAAACTGACCATTGTCCAACTTTATGATGTTGAAAGATTTGTGTTCATTCGGAGTCTCAGACCATCCAACATCTACTTCGTTTGGATCAGATGCACATGGGTCTACTGTAAACAGATAGTAGCCAGGTGCGCGAGACTTGTCTTTCATCATAACTTCACATCTTGCGTTTCGCAGACGCTCCTTACGAATCACAGAAATATTGTATGACATACAATCCCAAAGTTGCAACCAATCCAAGGGATATAGTTTTCTCGCATCAACATCTTTTCTCCACACAAAAGCATGAAGAGGCAACTTGTCATACACCGCTCCATAGTCATGAATCAATGATTCAAAATAGAGTGCCTGATTTGGAATCGACTTGACTGTCAGCCAATGTGCCGATTCATACTCGTCTTTGCCAAGAGATTTTCCACTTTGATCTGTAAGAAAATCGTATAGAAATTCCTTACGGACAAATACTTCAATAGGGGGTATGTTTGCTATCAGATAAGCCATTATCTAAACAATCCTTCCAATGTGTGAACAGGCTCTTCCTTCCACCCAAGAACGCCAAGAATGTTTCTAATAGGCTCAAGGAATGTCTTCTCAAACTGCAAATCGTAATCTACGAACCCATCAAGGTTGAACTCATCTGGAATCTTTGATGTGAATGCGATTACCTTCTCATGTAATGGATTGGGTGTCTTGAGATACAAGAACTTTATCTTGTCACCCTCGCGTATCTCCTGATACTTCCCGCCCAACTTGTTCTTCTTGAGGTTGTAGTTGAATAGCAGGGAACCCTTTGTTGCGATTGGCGTTCCCTTCTTGTAGATCGTACTTGAATCACCATACTCCTTCAGCCCATTGCAACTTCTTGGGAATGCGATCTTCTCTGGCGGAAGGCTCTTAAAAACATTCCTAAAGGTCGAAACAAACTCATGCACATGATGCTCGTCCTTATTCATAACGATTGAGATGGCTTCCTTGAGGGCATTGCGGACAACCTCTGGTGTGGAAGAACGAGCAGTCTCAATACCCATGATCTTGAGTTCGGGAACCTTTAGATAAACATTCTCTTCGCCCATGCGAACATTTAGCATGTATCGCTTCTTCGCAGTCCAAATTCCCGATGAAGCAATGGATTCCCGCTTCATACGCATCTTGTTCTCATACGCATTTGTGTATTCAGCAAGACGATCATAAGACTTATTGATGACCTTCTGAATTGCCTCATTGGATGCCTTGTCAATGAACTGCGTGATCTTCTGTTCGTCCTTCTCGTTTGGCATTACCTTGGACACAAGCGGACCAAGATTTAGATAGACGGAGTCTGTGTCGATTGCAATCACATAATCGACATCTTCTGTGCCGTTTGCCTTGTTGAGATACTGATTCAGATCTTTTTCGACCCACTGCACCGACAACTGCCCCGATAGCGTGATTGCCTCAGCAATCGCCTCATCATAGTACCGAAACCATTCGTTTCCAATGGCACCGAAGGCGGAATTGAGTTGGATCTTGCGAACGAGTTGGAAGTTGTGGTACTTCGATATGGAGAGTCGTAAACTCTCTCTGCATTCCTCAGACGCATCCACAGGAAGTCGTTTGAGAGAAGCCTTTGCGTCGAGCATGAGATTTTTATAGTTCTTCCGCTCCTCGTACATTCTCCCCATGAGTTCAGGAAGAAATCCCCGAACATCCCTTCGATAAGTCGTACCATTGGCAGCAAGACAGACTCCTCTGCGGACGGCTTTCTCTCGCTCCGATATGGCAAGAGGCGAACCCTTGATGAAGGAATCGGGCGTAACCATCCTTCGAATCCCATCTGCTGTCTTAGTCTCGGGAGATAGGTTGTACTGCATGATGAGATGGGGATATAGTGAGTCGAGGTCGAATGAGACAACCCATTTATGCTGTCCAACTTGCGGATCTTTGACATACGCACCTTCAAATGACGCATCTTTCTTTCCTTTCTTCTTCGGGGGAATGACTATGTTCTTGCCATGCAAATGGTGATAAATGATCTGCTCCCACGTTCTGACCTGTGAGAAAACATCATTGAGATTTACCTTTGCAGAGTAAGCCAACGATACTGCAAGTTCAAGAAGCCTGAGTTTTGCCTCAAGTTTCTGAACAAGAATGGTATCCTGAATGTTGTATTGAACGAACTTGGTGAAATCGTTCTTGTAGAAATCAGAGAAGTTGTCGTACTCTACATACGCAACCTTCGTCTCTCCAAGTTCAACAGAGGTGATGTGACCCAACTTGTAGGACTCTCGCGTCACATAGGTGAACTTCTTGTAGAGATCAAAGTAGTCGAGCGTGTTGATGCCCACGATCTCATAAGAAATACTTTCCTTACCCATGATCTCAACTTTGCGCTCCTTGAGTTTGCCCCAAGGAGAAAACTTCTTGGCAAACTTCTCACCAAACAGACGAGTCATTCTGTTCACAAGATATGGAATGTCGAAGAACTGAACATTCCATCCTGTGATGATGTCAATCCCAAGAGTCTGCCATGTGAGCATGAAGTCACCAAGCATCTGCTCTTCGTTGTCATACACATTCACATGGAAATCTGTCGGCATCTTCGTAAGATCGACACTCCCCAATGCGTAGGTGTACTTTTTCTCGCCAACGATCAGCGTGATGACATTGATGCGCTCGTTTGCAGTATCGATGTTGGGAAAGCCTTCTTCCGACTCAGTTTCGATGTCGAGGTAGGCAATCCGCATCAATTGCATGTCATAGTTGATCTCGGACTTGTATTCGTCACCGATGAATTGATAGAGATAGTCTGTGTTCCCGTAGATGGGATATGCATGGACATCCCTGTACTTCTCCACAAACTCCCGCGCTGAGTCGATGTCATCGAATACTATAGGCTCAACACTCTTGCCATCAAGCGTGTGCCATGCAGACCCCTTCTTTCCTAATACAAACAGGGTTGGTTGAAAAGACTGCTCCTCGGCAAAGGGAACCCCATTCTCATAGCCGCGATGCAGAATGCGATTGCCGCGAATGGCAACATTCGTGTAGAACTTCTTCATGGAGGTAAGTATATCTCATTGCATCAGAGATGCAAGAGTTGATGGGATCTCTTCTTTGATTCTGTTCTCTGCCAACTGAATGTATTCGGGATTCAGTTCAGTTCCCACAAAGTTTC